AGCACCCACTAATGGATAAGTCTTTGATCCACGAGGTGATTGCGGGGTACCTGTTAAAGTACCGTCCCGTGCGCGTTTCGTTTTCGAGGCTTAAACAGGCCAAGAAGATTACTGAAATCATCCAAGGGTTGGATGGTGACATTGAACGGCGCGCTAACGACGTTAGCCTTCTTCAAAGCGATCACAACCAGATAACGAACACCCTTACGTACAAGGCGACCAGCGGGAACAAGACCTACACGGTTAAGATTCGGGCGGTCCCTCCAGAGGACGAGGATCAGCGACACTATTGGGAAGCGGACGTGAAGCTGTCTTGTTCATGTCCACATTGGCGATACGGGGGTAGTGAATACCACGCATACAAGGGTGACTACCTTTATTCGCCGAAGAACCCACGGGGCACCTTGGACACCCCGCAGATCCGAGATCCTGAAAACAACAACTTTGTATGTAAGCACATGTACAAGGCGCTGTTAGAGTCGAAGCGGATTTATTTCGATCGCAAGCCACAGGTGATATAGTGGACAAGAAAGGAGGCATAAGCCCCTTTGCCAACAAGGTTTACGAGTTGGCAAGGAACATCCGCTTGACGGCGGAGCATCTGGATTCGGTCCAGCACGTGGTGGCCTCCTTGCTCAGTCGTACAGAGGACTTGCCTTTCCTTTTGCAAGAGTTGGATTGTACCGAAGAGGAACTTTTCGATGCTGCCATGCGCTTTTATAAATTCAAGGCGGAGGCGGAGGCGATTGCACAACAAGCGATCGAATGTAAGAATAGGGCAGAAGCGCTTGCTAAAGAGATTTTAGGTGATCGCTATTTCGGGCCGTTTCTGGGCCGGGATGTGGTGAACCCACACAAAGGGGTCTTTTCCCCGGAGATGCTCTTGACCGCAGGCAAAGTTACCGCACGATATATTCAGAAGTTACGGCAAAAGAAGGGAGTCAAATGAGAAAGTACGATTTCAAGTGCAACGAATGTGATCACGTCCAGACAGTGAAACTTTCGGTCGACGATTTTGACGACACGAAAGAGGCGGGCATTGATTGCACCGAATGTGACGGAACAGCCGATTTCGTATTCGATGCGGAAGGCATGATGTTCAGTTTCAAAGGCGATGCGTGGGCCGATAAGAACTACGCGGAGAAGAAGTACCGCAAGCGACGGTCGAAGTATATGGCCCGGCGTCAAGAGAAAAACCATATCCGCCCAACCCTCAAGCCCAACTACAAAGGCGAAGAAGCCCAGAGTTGGGAAGAGGCTCAAGATGCGGCAAGGGCCGATGGCAAGAGCACCTTGTCTTATGAGCCGTTGATCCATCGTGAACGGGCAAAACAGCGAGGTAACTGATCATGTATATCCATCGGCGAGAAGACCACCTCGTAGACGCTCTGATCGAAGACCATTTTTGGTTGAAGCTCACAGTCAACGACGGCACAACTGGCACGGGCACCTACACCGTTTCTATCTTTGATGGCCTTTTCGGCTCCGAGGATACGACTGCAGGTGCGGACGATTCGGCAACGATTGTCGCTGATTTCAAAGCGCAGATCAATGCTTCGTCACAAGCAGTAACAGCTTTCGACGGTCCCACAGCAAGCGAGCTATACATCCGGTTCGATAAGTTTGGCCAGACGCCGGTGGATACTTACAATCAGATTTACAATTACGCAGCGTCGACTACAGACGACGGTGGCACCATTACATTGGTTCCCGTTAGACCTGAATCCTATGCGGTCAAGAACGCCGCCAATTGGGACGGGGCATTTGCTGCAATGGAAACAGTTTCTTTTGTGAGCGGGGCGCGGTCGGACAAATACCAGTCGTCAAACGCTATGATGGCGAATCAGGTTTACGCCAACCAGCTACAGAACCGAACCCGGTTCCTTTTTGATCCGGCAGACTATTCGTTGGACGATAAAGACGTTTTGTTTTTCCAGACGTCGCCGGTGTTTGGCGGTGTGGAAGTACATACGAAACCGATCGAAATAGTCATGTCCACGCAACAGTATAGGGATCAAAGGACTCCGTTGCTTCTTACGGGGACGGCCCCCGCAGGTGCTTCGCAAGATGATGCTTTGACCTTTGAGTTGCCGCGCAAAGCTATTGACTTTTCAATCCGAAATGTGTCGGCTGGTGATAACGTGTTTGTTTCCTTTGGCACTGGATCTTCGGAGATCTCGGTCGGATCGAACGAAAAGTTTAGTGATAACCGACCGGGTTTCGGGCGCTTTAGCGTTCGGGGCGATGGGATTGATGTTGATGTTGAAATTTACTTGGTACTTTCTCACAGCCCCAGCTTGTAAACGGGGCGTCGATAAAGTTTTGATATAGTAGGTCAAAGGATCTACTTAACGCTTCGGAGGCTTCCATGCTCATTCGACTTGTACATACCCAGAGCACCGATGGTGCGCTTCTGGTGACAGATATTGATTCCGGGCTTCCCAATGAGGAGTTCGGCTTTTACCGCAAGCAGCCTGTTTACGTGCCGTATCACCGCACGTATTTCGGCAGCGACAATCTAGTCAAGGTTGACCAGACCAAGGCTGGCTTTGTTGATCTCGTCCCTAGCGATAAGGCTCGTCTATCTGCGGATAGCGGCGTTATCAAAGGTCTGTCGGATAACGGTTTTCTTACGGTCACTGAGATTCCGACCGGTGCTCTTGCAGCTCCGACGATTTCTGCAGTCACGATGGACGATGCGACGGGTGGGGATGATAGTATTGGTACTGTGGATGATGGATCGCTCACCATCGACGGTACTAATTTCACGTCTTACGCTCCCGATGTAACTTCCATTTCAGTGACGGATGGGGCTACTTCGGTTGAGCTTACCGATGCTGATACTGGAGTATCTGTTTCGGATACGCAGATCACCATCACGGGTAACGCTCATGGCTTTGCTGCGACGGTTACGGAAGTAACGGTTACGGCTAACAGTCAGGATGTGACCAGCACTGTAACGGCAACTGTCTAATCATTAAATGGATGAGACACAGGCTAAACAGATCCGGGAAGCACTTTCCCGGCATAGGGCGGACTTTCGAGGCGTCCTATGGCAGCCGCGTCGTCTAGCACAGACGAACACGGTAGCCTTGATCATGGAAGTCGTAAAAGGTCTTGTTTCAGAAGTTAAAGGTTTACCCCTCGATGACCTTCCCACGTCGAGTAAATTGCGGCGCTATCAGCACGATGTGACGATTGCGTATGAGAAGGTCAAGAGGGATCGTTTGTATAATCAGGCCGAGTTCTTTGCGCAGGTTGGAGTAGTGTTCAATCTGGCGAGCAAGGTTTTTGAGGAGTTGGCACGGCTAGAACGCATGGGTTATTTCGACCCCAACATTGCACAGGAGAATTGACATGGCAAGAATTAGCGTAGTGGGTACGCCCTTCGATAAGGTCCTCTTGCAGGATCTCGACAAGAAGCAATCCCTTCGAGAGCACACAATTAACCCTCCCGGACAGGAGCGTTACATTCATCCCGTGGACGTAGAGGCACTGGACGCATTGCTTGATAGCCTTGGGGTTACCGAAGATGCGGCTGCAGTGATCGCAGGTACGGTTGATGCGGGTGACATTTCGTTGGCCAACATCGACACTGTAACTACTGAAGGTCTTACGGCTGATGAGCAGCAGGATGTACAGGATCTGTTGTCTTATTCGTTCGTAGAGACGGGACATTTCCTTCTGTCTTTCGACGGTGGTGTCCTGAAGGGCCTCGTCGACAAGGGATGGATCAAAGTATTCACCGATGCAGGTGACGCACTTTTCACCCTGTAAGATGGGTGTAGTCTATGCGTAATTACGATCCAACCCAACCCTTGCGGACTCGTTCCGATTATGGGGAGTGTCACGGGCCAGTGGAAGATCAACCTTCTTACTGCCCGGCACTCCCTCGGGGTGCTGAATCTGAGGACGATACCATGAGCGATAAGAATTCCTTTCGGGATGACTTAATCAAACTAGGGACGGACCGCCCGGACCTTCGGGATCATATCCGACCGGTCTTGGCACAGCTTCAAAAGGAAGCAGCCATTTCCCGTAAAATGGATCGCCTCCTATCCAAGATGGATCGGGCATCACAGGAACTGGACGGTACGTTTGATGATGCTGTTCAGGGGCTTATCCGTGAGGACGACGGACCCAGCAAAGACTTAGCAGCGGAAACCCTCCGTGATCAGTTGGAACTGGTCCTGAAGGATACCAAAGAGTCTTTGCGGTACCTGAAAAACAATTACGGGGTCTAATTCATGTCTGATCTAAAAGACGCACTTATTGGATTGAACGTGTACCGTGAAGAATCACGTCCCCACCTCCGTCCTATCCTAGCTGAATTGGATAGGGAAGCGGTAACTCCGGGCCGGGTCAAGAAGTTGATCAAGACCCTTCAGGACGTGGATGCTGAAATCAGAGGCGTGGTCGGTGAGATTAACACCGAAGGCGACCTCCAAAACGCCCGGCGTCTGAAAGACGAGCTTAAAGATCACATCCGAAACCTCAAGCGACACGTTAGTGACTTGGGGGGCTAATCGGAACCCTAAGTTGATGAAGTTATATGAGTGTTAAAAAGGATTTTCGAACATGCGATCTGTATTTCGCCGCTTTCCTAAAGGCGGCGGGCATCGTGTTCACGGGTTCATCGAAAGTGGGTCGCAAGACCTATTTCATTTTTGAAAATGACGATGAGATGCGGGGGATGCGTGACGGGTATTTTGCGGGAACGGCACAAGTGTCCGCCCTTCGACATGCCAATGAGATCCGCAACCTCAAGCGATTATGCCACATGCCTTGATCGGAGATACAAGTTATGCCCTTGGAATTGACACGCGGTTCGATTACGGAACCCGATGATCTTGATATTCAGGTAGTTGATTCCGGCAACTCCCCGATCGACCCTCATACAATCAGTTACGCCCTTTACGATGTGACGACAGGCGTCGAAGTCCTTATAGGGCCGTCTGATCGCCTCCCTGTGCGTATCGAGTTGGGCCATTATTACGCCCACTTCCAGATCCCAGAGAATGCCGCCTACGGTCTTTACAGGATCCGCTGGACCCTACAAGAGACGACCACCTCACCACAGTACACGGTGATGCAAGAGTTCGAGGTCGTACAGGAGTCCAAAATCCAAGCCCAGCTATGGACGCCCGTACAGGCGGACCTGATTAGACGGTTGCGTACTTTGCTCCGGGATAATAATCCCGATAAGCATTATCATTTCAGGCCGCCCACTTCCTCGGGTACGGTCAACGAATACAACAGGGTCTTCGCTTATATTTGGGAAGACAACGAATTGATCGAATACATGGAACAGGCCATGTTCGCGATCAACGCTTCGCCTCCCGAAACACATTTCCGGGACTTGACTCAGTTGGTCAACACTAAACGTGATTGGATCCCGTGGGTTATGACCGGTGCGACTGTTCATGCTTGCATCGCTCTAGCCCTCAACTGGATCGCCGACGAATTCGATTACAGTATCGGCGGCATTTCCTTGTCCATCGAGAAGTCTTCTAAATACGAGTCTATCAAGCAAAACGCCGAAGGCCGTTTCGATAAGATGATGGAAAACAAGAGCCGCACGGTGAAAATCATGCGTGGTTTGCGTCAGAGTCGTTACGGACTTGGTGTACGCTCCAGCTTCGGCCCTGTTACGGGTAAAGGCGTTATGACTCCCCGCAAATTCATGGGCCTCTAATGTCAGAACGAATTGCCAACCACGTCGCACGGGTTTTCTTGGCGGAAAAGTTAAAGGACACCGGCGAAGAATCCTTTTACGGTGGCCCCATTTACCGGATGAATGTACGGGACGATGAGTTCGTGCATTTCACCTATGCAGACCGGGCGCAAGAGATACTTGATTCGGGTAAGCTCTTGGCTGATCCTCCGTACAAAAAGTTTGGACTTGCGGGCGTACAGGCGGTATCTACCGTGTGGGGTCACTATAGCTCCGGCGTACAGGTCACGCACCTCAAAGGTGGGGACAAGGTTGCAATCGTGTTTCAAACCCCGGATGTGCCTGATATCGGATACCCGGAAGAGGTAATCTGGAAATCCGATGTACGCCTTGTCAGGCCCAAAGTCCTGCACATATTCAAAGGGGTGAAGATGTTACTTCGGACCCCAGAAAAGGTGCCGGAAGGTTCGGTCGTTCAGTACAAGTAAGGAGACCCTGATGTCGCATAATTCAAAACTAGCTCGACGGGTGGCCCGCCTCTATATGGCGGCTTCATGGCCTCCAGAACGCAAAAAGACGTATTACGATTTCAAGAGGGGCATGTCGATTAAGGACGTCCTTGATCGGTGGTCTGAGGACGGACAGAAACTTTACGACCCGGACAAAATAACGTTCCGGGCCGGGGGTAAGTCAAACAGCATGTACGCCCACGGCACTATCCCTATTCGGGAACTCCTAAAGTACCGTGAGTACAAACGCCCCGTGGTTGATGAGCTTGTTGATTCCATCCAGAGCGAAGGCTTCAACACGGCCATTCAGGTGATTGTGGGTAAGGACGGCAAGGCTAAGATCGGGGAGGGAAACCACCGCGTCGTTGCCGCTGAAAAGGCAGGGCTTAAAGAGTTGCCCGTCTATTTCCACTTTTACCAGAGTGGTGCTTGACACGCGGTCCGACTTTCCATTGAAAATCCACTTATGTTCTGTGTTTGGTGGAGTTGAGTGTTTCATTTCCAACACTTCGCCGAGAGGGGCTTATGTGGGCCAAGACTAATGCGTTGTATCAGTATCGTTCACCCTCCTATCCAGAGTTTGCTTTCTTTTACCTGCCGCTTCCCAAATATGAACAGAAGAGGTTTCGTCAGCGGTACAATCAGTTTATGAACACCTTCGAGTTCATGGATGATCTCGTTCGAAGCCGCCTGATTCTCATGGAAGAGAAATCCGACCACCGGGTCTTTCGATATGAATGGCCCGATGAGGAGGATATGCAAGATCACCTTATTGGCCGGTTGCCGAAAGGTCTTGTGATCGAGCTAGGTGCTGTTATCCTCGGTTGGATGCGTGCGGATAATGAAGAAGCCAATGTCTTTATGGAGCGTGTCGTGGGCGACTTGAAGGAGGCCCTCCTCTAAGTTCCATCGGTTATTCGCTTATATACGAGGTACGGTAGACACAATGCCGTACCTCGTTTTATTTCTTGGAGTTCCCGATGGATCTCGAAAGTCGCTTGATAAAATTGGGGGCCTCCCGGAAAGACCTCCGTCCACATATCCGTCCTATCCTTGCTCTAATTAGATTGGCAAGCTCTACCCTTTATGCGGTTGTTGATCAAAAAGTGGGTGGTGGGATAATCGGTGCTTCTGACAATGTACATGCCAAAAAAGAACGTTTTTGGCGAGGCCGGTTGCCTGCGGACTGGAAAAAAGCCTACACCGCTACGACCAGAAAAATGGCCGTGACCCCGATTGGGGCAACGCCAATGATCTGGGAAGGGTGCTTGATTTGCTCGAACAAGTGAACCGTTTCATGTGATCTTTATGGCTCGCGACCGCAAAACCACAACCAAAGAGCGGCAAAACCCGACGCACCCCTTGCCGCCTCTGAACGCAAATGCGCAGTGGTCGTTTGCCACGACGCGCAATGCGGTGGATTTGTATTGGGACGACCCGGCCCTAGTGCCGAATAATAGTAGTTTCGATATCCTCGGTGTGAACGTGTATCGCTCGTTCGATTCGGAGTTTGGTCCTTATCATCGCCTGAACACGAACCCGATCGGTGCGACGTATTACCAAGATATCACTTCGACGGCTTCGGTTAACCTTGAAGATGTGTCCAGCCGTTTCGTGTCTCGCAATGATGAAGCCGGGCAATGGATTTTCAAGGTCCAGAACTACCCGATCGTCAAGATCAACGACCCGAAAACGATTGCCAACAGTCTGGAAGATGTGACCATTTTCATCGACGGGCAAGAGGTAAAGGCCGCCCGTGTGTACGGTGAGACCGGCGAAGTCGTGTTGCAGACGTCTTACCGGTATGACCCTGCAACCAATGAACAGATGGACCCCATCTTACCACACGCGGATTCTGTGGTGTTGTGTTCCTACGAGTATAACACGAATTTGCTTGAGTCCGATCTATACAAGCGCACCTTTTACCGGATCACGACTGTTGGTTACGACCAGTGGGATGGGGAGCTTAAAGAGACCCCATTGGATTGGGCCGAAGCCAAGCATATCCACCAGATGGAAAACCTTGATTACATCTGGCGGGAAGCGATCAGACGTAACCGCTGGATCCTTGACCAAGGTGGTGAACGGGTCAAAGCCTTTATCCACAAGTACCGGGGCGTCCAGTGTACGTGTTTCAGGCAGTTTGATGATCCTCAGCCGTACAACCAGTGTACGACATGTTTCGGCACGGGAATCAAGGGCGGTTACGAAGGCCCTTATGATATCTTGCTTGCACCTGCGGACGCCGAACGGACGATTCGCCAGAGCGATAAAGGTCGCGCCTACGAGATGGTCTACGATGCTTGGACGGGACCTCACCCGTTGCTTTCGCAACGTGATTTTATCGTCAAGCTGAACGGCGATCGGTATTCTCTGGGTCCGGTTCGTATGCCGAACAACCGTGGGAACATTTTACAGCAGCATTTCAATGTGGCGCTTTTCGACAGTCAGGATATCCGAAGTAAGGTGCCCATTCTAGGAACTGATTCATTGGCTTTCCCGGAAACCCGTACTGCGGATTGGGATGATGATCCCGATGAATTACGCTACCCTCAGATCACAGATAAAGAGGGTGCCCCGGACGGGATTGAAGAACGTGGTCGTACCCCGGTATGGGAAAACATCAACTATTGATCGTAGCTTTATGCTGCAACGGAGTAACAGATGACAAATTTGAAGCTAGCAAAACTCGTAGCGTTTCGTGCCTTTGGCCGCCGCTTGTCTTACAAGGCGTCCGGTGACGTTGAAAAGATGATGGGTGAAATCCTTGGCGAAGAACTCGGCATTGACGATGCCCCTAAAGAGTTTTTCACGAAAGCCAAAGAGAATCTCAAAAAGGCCCTTGACGAAGCGGGCCTTGATCTCGACATGGATGATACGGACGTGTATCCTTACCTCCGTAGGAATGTTCTGGAAACAGCCGATGATATGGATATGATAAAGTGATCATCCAACGAGGATTGGTGGGCCGTGCCTCTTGGATTCCGGGCACTTACGCCACCGACATAATGATTGCCGCGTATTCGGCATATTTACAGGGTAGCAATATCCATACGGATCAACGAGTCATTTACGAATACGAAAATGTACTCCATGTTTCGTTTGGAAGACAGCGCGGGCACACCACTTCAATCGTCAGGTTCCTTCGGGACATACGACCTGATTTGGACCATGCCGTAATTGCGGGAAACCGTAGTATGTTGGATGAGTTTCAGCGCAATTACCCTAACGGTGGTGGGACTTATCTCACTGTGTCGTCACTTGGTTTTTTACGTGGGCGGCTAGCACCGGATGTGATTTTTTTAGATCTAGGTTTCCGTCAATTTGCGGATAGCATGGGCCAACTGTTACAGACGATTTCACCTTATACCGCACATGGCACTAAGATCATTTCGGTTATGAGCGACGGGTTGGATACCGAAAAATGGGTACATCCCGTTGATATAGAGATCGAAGCGAACGCTGAACTACTGTCGTCACTCAAATGCGTGGACTATGACATTGCGAGATCACAACTCAAAACTTCTGGGCAGTGAACGGCTCGAACGTGTTGCTGCCGAAGACGGTGTGCGGCTAAAGGTTCGGGTGAGTTCCAAAGTTAAGGGACCATTGTATCGCATTTTCATCAACCAGCAGGAGGCCCATGCGAAATGTGTGGGCACGGTTCGGGAGCGTACCGCTGCCCGTAACCGTTGGGCGTCTAAAGCCATCTTAAAGACCTATGGCCGGTAAATACAGACTCAGAGGCGTATACGGTAAACCCCTCGTCAAAGGGACACCCCTCAAAGACGATGAGGACCGTTCCGATTTGCTTGAAGAGACGGGCAAGGAGGCGATCAAAGCGGTCCAGAAAGAGATCCGGCGCACGTCTTTCAAAGGGCAGCCCAAGGATCTTCTGGATTCGTTCAGTTATCGGGTCGAAGGCAAAAGTACCTTGGTACTGGAGTCCGACCACCCGGCTGCAAAGTATCTCGACAAAGGGGTCAAAGCGCACCAGATGACTTATTTGTCGAAATCGGATAAGCCGATCCCTATCCTCACGGATGAGGGCGACGTGATTTTCCGTAGTGCCACACCGAAATCCATGCAAGAGGGCAAATGGCAGCACCCCGGAATCAAGGGAAAGAATTTCATTGAGCGGGGCGTAGAAAAGGCCCGTGAAAAGGTCAAGGAACGTATTGCCCAGAGCATTAAAGATCGCATCAAGAGCCGGTTGCAAGGCAAGTAACAGAGGTGTTGAGTGGAAAAGTTTCTCGTCATAGAAGGGCGCGTCCTCGGGGGACATACAATCCAAGATTTGGGGTTGGATGTGGCGTACCAGAAGGAAGAGGTCCTCAACTACGAGCGTGCCAACTGGAGCCGTGATCTTAACCATGCCCTCCAACAGGGTTTGGTAGTCAAGAAGAAGGTAATCAGCGGGCATGACCTTAATACGGCTTCGCCTGTACCTAAAAAGTCTAAACCTCGGTCGAAGCCCGTCCAAAAACACACGACACCCGCACCTGCACCTCCGCCTTCCACTACTACCAAGAAGGTTTCCGCCACTGACGATAAAAAGTCCGACTCCAAGTCGGAAAAGATGCTTGAGCAAACCCTCGAAGAGAACGCAAAGCTGCGGGGCAATCTTGAAAAGCTCATGCAACAGCAACAGCTTATGATGGAAAAGTTTTCCGAGTACATGGAACGCCCCATCAAGATCGAAGGTGTACCCTCCACAGGCACAGCGCCCGTACCGACTTCGGATAGTGGTGTTGTGGATGACACTCCTACGTTCATCCCGTCGAAAATTCGGTCGGGAAAAGCCAAAACCTCTTCGGCGGTCGAAATTCAGTCCGAAGCCAAAGAGGGTAGTGACCAATTAAATAAAGCCGCCGAAGCACTCAAAGCGCTCCGGGGGTCTAAGAAAGGTAAGAAGAAACAGGAGGATAGCGATGATTGATCTATCTAAAAAGGTCGCACGACGCTACCTCCTATCTCTAGCCTCGGGACGTAATCGTACCGCATCGAATGTTATGGAACAGGCTTTCAACCAATATGATGATTTGGTAGAAGCTATGACCGATGCACCTGACCTGATGGGGGATATTATCGAATCCCTCGTTAACATGGGTGATTTAACGTTCCGTGATGGGTCGTTCTTTTACCGGGAACAGACCCGTTTAGCTTCGAGACGTACCGTGATTTCCGAACAAGCACATGAACAGTCGATCGCCCTGATGCGGTTTCTATCCAAAGTCGCCAAGCGGCTAGGGGTTGGGGAACACGTATATGTAGTAGGCGGTGCTGTGCGCAATTTCATCATCGACCGGCCCATCAAAGATATCGACGTCGTGATAGATTCGGTAGCGCTTGGGGGAAAGGACTCGGCATGGTTCGCCAAGAAGTTACAGGGGGCGATTCCGGCTAAGACCAGCCTCCAGACGAATCAGTACGGCGTAGCTATCCTGTCCGTCAATGAATCGTGGGTAGTGGACGGCGCGGACCTCCAAGGCGAAGTTATCGAAATCGCCAATGCCCGCAAAGAGTCCTACGGCGGTGACGAGGGGAAAGGATACAAGCCACACATGGTAGAGCCTTCGACTATCGAAGAGGATATCAAACGGCGTGAGTTCACGTTCAATACGTTGCTGTGGCAGCTCTCAGAGCTTGCTCACGGGCCGGATAAGGCAGAGATTATTGACCTCACGGGTTGTGGCGTGGATGACCTTCAAGAAGGCGTTATGAAGTGTCCTAGCGACCCGGACAAGACATTTTCGGATGACCCCACCCGGATGTTGCGGGCGGTGAAGTTCTTGGTCAAGTACGGCTTCAAGATTGATCCACCTGTCGCCAAGGCTATTCGTCGAAACGCTGATAAGCTCAAGAAGGCCCCGCAAAATGCCATTAGCGAGATCCTCGTCAATGACATTTTACAGATGAGCCAGTCGAAGACCACCCTGAAAGTGCTCAAGAATCTGGGCCTGCTCGATGTGGTCAAAGAGATGCTCGAAAGCAATAAGCCTTTCCGTAAAACCCTTGTGAATTGGGCGGGTCGGGATGCGAAGGTCCTGTTCCTTTTCGACATGATGGATATCGGCCTCCCGTTGAACACACGGCTTCGTTTCCTAGACGACGCTCAGATGGCCCGGTTGCGCACGGTTGCCCTAGAGATGGAAGCACGGGAGGCGGACAAGTTCGTTGACCTCCTGAAACAGCCGGGCCGCCAGATGGATACCCAAGCGTTGATTGGTGAATTTGACCTCCAAGGCCGGGAAATCCGCAACCTCATGGAAGTGGCTCGCGACGTTTTGCTTCGGCAGCCGGGCCTGCGGAAAAGCCCTCGGAACCTTACCGAAGCAGTCAAGGTTCTGTATCGCAAGCGGTGAGAATCTACTTATATGCTCCGTTTACTGTGACGCCTATCTGTACCTAAATCATATACGGAGCTGCGCCGATGGCAGACCTTAAAGATCAACTCATTCGCCTCGGGTCCACCAACCCGGAACTTCGCCCACATATCCGTCCGGTTTTGGCCGAACTACAGCGAACATCCAAACTCAATCTGATGCGGGATATCGTGGATCTCCGGGCTTTTGGGAAGCTCAGATCACAGGCTCGTAAGGGTGGGGATGAACAGACGGCGGATATGCTCAAAGACATTTTTAAGCATTTTTCCGATCGGCTTCAGTTGGACGGTGGCGAAGAGAAAGCGTTCAACAGGCTCAACAATATGCTGGGACGCCCGCCTAGCGATGCGAACATGTTGCGCAATCAGGTAGCTAAGATTGCGGACCTTCTAGGTATCAAGACCCCGGTCAACTTTTAACCAATCATGGCAAAGCGCATAGACATACCACGTGACGACCTTCGATATCACCTCGAAGCCGGTTTGTCGTATGCTGATATTGCCGACAAGTATGGGTGCAGCGCATCCACGATTAGTAAACGGGCAAAGGAGTACGGTTTGGATAAACCTTTGGAGTCAAGTGAAAATCGGAGTGACGATATGAGTGAAGATAAAAAGCCAGAGATGGGTATCGGGTTGGACATTGGTACGATGAACCTTGTGTCCGCTCGTAAGATCGGTACGTCGGTTGAGACGAAACGTGTGCGTGATGCTTTCCTTGACCTCGATATCGACGCCAAGAAGATGCTCAAGCTGTCGGGTGTTAGTTTCATCGAATATGATGATCGCATTCTGATTTTGGGCGACCCCGCAATCGAAACAGCCAACCTGTTTAAGCGGGAAGCTCGGCGTCCCTTGTCACAGGGTCTGATTTCCTCTTCGGAAATTGATGCGCTCGAAGTCCTGTCGATTTTGATCGAACAGGTGGTAGGCAAGCCCCAAGAGGAGGGTGAAGTTTGCTACTATTCGATCCCTGCAGCCCCTCTGGATATGCCGGGTCAAGACGTCGTGTACCACGAGGCTGTGTTCGCAAAGATCCTCGACGAGCTAGGATACGACCCTATTTCGGGCAACGAGGCGATGGCGATCATTTATTCGGAATGCGCTAGCGACAATTTTAGCGGAATCGGCATTAGCTTCGGTTCCGGGATGGTCAACTGCGCCCTTTCGTACATGACCATGCCGATCATGGAGTTTTCGTTGGCCCGATGCCTGTCTAAAGATTTCCCGATTGATACGCCTTCTGGTATGAAACCAGTTTCGGGAATCCGACCCGGTGACTTGGTATTAGGTCAGGACGGAGCATATACCGAAGTCCTAGAAGTATTTAACAACGGGCATCGTGAAGAACTTTATCAACTCCAACTAGAAGGTCTGCCCTTTGCACCGGTTGATGTTACAGGTGATCACAAAATTAGTGTTCGCCGTGGCGCTCAGTGGGAGTGGGTAGCAGCACAGGATGCTCGGGAGGGGGACATCGTAGGGGTACCTCGTATCCCCTACCGTGGGAACCACAGCTCGTACTATTTTTGCCGGGAAGATGGTCAAAATGTCACGGTTACGAAGTCTCGCAACTTGGGTAGATTTTTGGGGATGTTCTTAGGGGATGGCAGCACCTGTCTTTATAAGAACGGACAGGGCAATTCTGGGGGTCGAGTTCGTTTGGCGTTTAACCGGAAGGATGCACAACTGGTCCAGAAATACCAAGATGTTATTAACGACCTCTTTGGTCGGTTTCCATCTGTGGTGTCTAGGACTGAGGTTGAAATGGATCTTATCAACCTTGAATACCATAAGATTGCAGACCATCTCAAGAGTAAATGTTATAATGGGGTGGGGGATAAGATCCTCCCGCTTCCTGTACACGAAATTCCCGATCAGATGGCAGTAGGGGTACTAGAGGGTCTATTAGATAGTGACGGGTCACGGACGGAAAAAGGTTTCGAGTTTTATAACACGTCTGAGACTCTTGTCCGCAGCATGAGTCACCTTCTGAATAGATTTGGCATCTGGCATACAATCGAGAAACGAGATCCAAGGCAAGGTGGTGTAAACTCAAGAGGAGTTCAGATCGAGGGCCGTAAGGATTCTTACACAGTTCGTATCAGAGATGCGGTAGCGGTTTCCGTGTTGGGAGCCCTTATTTCCAAGGAGGGCAACTCTTTGCGGTACCCCTCTGGGCATTTTGCGGAAAGGAAAGTGCTTTCCGTTGAGACTATCCCCTATGACGATGATGTGTATGATATTTCCATTGGAGAATCCCATCATGCTTTCGCGACGTGGGGTGCTGTCGTACACAACTGCGGCGACTGGATTGACCAGAACGCTTCGAAGGCTGTGGGTTCGACCGCTTCCCGCCTCTGTTCCATCAAAGAGAAAGGGATAGACCTCACGAACCCTCAAAGCCGCGAAGAGGAAGCGCTGGTTGTCTATTACAAGTCACTGATCAAATACGCCCTCGACAATATCGGCAAGCAGTTCAAGAACACACAGAATGACACGGAACTCAAAGAAGCTATCCCCATCATCGTGTCCGGGGGAACATCGTTGGCCGGTGGATTCCTCGACTTGTTCAAGGAAGTATTCGAAAAACAGCGCAAGCGTTTTCCAATTGAGATCAGTGAAATTCGACAAGCCGACGACCCCATGACCTCCGTGGCTCAGGGACTGTTGGTCCAATCCATGCAAGAATATGTTTAATTAATCCCTCTAACCGTGTGAGAGTATCTTATGACCGACCTTAAAGACCAGTTGATCAAGTTGGGGAACAAGAAAAAGGGGCTTCGCACACACCTCCAACCTATCCTCAAGGCACTGGAAAGTAATACCCGTGAAGCCTACCGATCAGGGCCGTGGGGCAAGTGGTCGCAAGTCCGGGAAATGCTCGGTGCCACAGAAGCTCTCAGCAATTTGATGGGATACGTGGGGGACCGTGAAAGTCGTGAGCAGTTCGAACAAATCGCCCGTATGTGGGATCTTCCCGTAGAGGTCGAGTCTCGTGATCGGGCGGGTACTCTTTTGCGCAAATTTGAACGCCATTTCCGGGACACCGATAAATTGGCTGACGAGTTCGCACAGGGCCTTGACAAGCGCCTCCTTGAGAAAGCGGTGGAAGATATCATCCAGATGTACGATCTCCATGATTTCGTAGCTTAAAGCGAATTCGTGGGGGCAGTTAATGGACACCCTAATATTGCCGATGTGCTATGTATCACTATCTATCACGTGCCGTGAAAAAGCGTCTTATGGAGACGCTCAGGTTTTGCTTCGATGCAAACCCACGGCATCGGGATGTTGTCAAGCACATTCGGGAAAAGTATGAGTTTTCAGAGCGTCCCCAGAAGGGGATCGTTCTACAGAGCGCCAGCGCCAACCCCATGTCACTGGCCGCCGACAATTACATCGGCACGATGTATTCGTACATCATGTTGGCTAAAGTAGACGACCACCGGGGTACCGCCCTTGAATGGGTACGTGAGGACACTGCCGCCGTCGAAGAGTATGGTGGTAATTTCCCCTCCGAGCCGGGCGTCTATTATGTCCAGATCGAAGACATTACCCCAACGGGTGATGTACCTGAATTTCAGTTTTGGGTGGACCCCCTCCTTTCGGTTCTAGAGGAACCGATCATTGAGTTTCAAACCGGAACCGAGACGTCGGCTATCCTAGCGTATGCTCCGGTGCTGGAGGGTAGCGTCCGCCTCTATGCTTACCCCGACCATTTGCTCCACACAGGGAAAGCCCTACGCCTTACAGCGGCCCAATCGCTGTACATCGGCGGCGGAAACACGAACATCCTTTTCGGGTTCGACGAAGGCTATGTGCCAGTGTCGGTTAAGGGATCGAATACACAGCCCTACACGATTATCAGCGGTTCCAACGACGTCTTTGCTTTCGAGATCAACGGCATGTCTGTCTCCGTAACACTGACGGCGGGCAACTTTGGGGCAGCCGATGTGGCGGATGAAATCGAAGCGGCTATCGTAGCTACGGGTTTGGACGGGACGCTCTATTCGGTAGACGTCGTTTCAAATGCGGTTGAGATCACGGCCTCCCAGAGTTTGCGCATCGAGGATGATGCAACCAGCACAGCCAACCCAACGCTTGGTTTTACCTCCGGGTATGTAGCACCGGAAGTAACGGGCCTCATGGTTCAGCCCCATGTGCCGAAGGGTTCCACCATTCGTCTGGAAGTGGATGGTACGGCTATCGAATACGATCTGAGGGAAGGCACACGCCCCGTTGAAGATATTGCCTTAGAGCTTGAGAACGGGTTCGCTGTGACTTCGCTTGCAGTGGGTACGGAAGACGCAGGGGATTACACTCTTGACGCTTCCACTGGCGAAATAACTTTCCTTCGTTCCTTTACGCCGGGAACACAGGTCATTGCGGACTATCGTTATCCCGTTGCTTCTCGGGGGCCTTATTATATTGGTGGCGGGGAGGTTTCGAATAATGAAGCGATCCCCGGCGTCGTTTTGGCTTTCGGAAAAGAGCTAGAGGGCGGTGATGCGATGGCCGTCGTTGTCGAAGAGAAACGTTCGGATGTGGCGGATGTGTATGGGGGCAAGATCGATATGTCGATTGATTTCGATATCATTGCTCGTGATTCAATGACGCGGGGCGAGTTGGCTGATCTTGTAGTTATGTACCTCTGGCAATGGCGACGTGAACGGTTGGCCGAAGAGGGCCTCATCCTGAACAGTGTGTCGTTTGGTGGCGAGTCCGAAGAGCCTTATGACGATACGGGTGACGACTATTACTACCTCGCCAATATCTCACTTTCCCTTATGACCGATTGGGAGATTTACATAGCGAAGCCGCTCTTTATTAAGAGAATCACTCCAGAATCCTTTGATCAAGATGCAAGAGGGGCCGTAGCTGACGATGGGATCCTTCTTGAAAGGCCCGATAACATGGACTCACGTGGGGAAAACAACCTCAACGGGTTCGGTTTGGTATACGTGGTAGATTCCAAGGGTGATTTAGAGAAGATCCGCTAAAGTGTTTATATACCGTATCGGTTAGTAGAGGGTCCTTATGGCAGTATTTGAGTATGGTTGTGATTCTTGCGGACTCCGCCAAGAAAAGCTCTTTAGAAAAGAGCCCCCCAAAACGCTTTCGTGCTCCTCTTGTGGGGCCGAGGCTGAACGGTTGATTTCTGACTTTGGTTTTGCTTTCGGAGACGGAAAAGTTCCGGGAAACACCGGGGTTGATTCGCTTGACCGAGATCATGATAAGCGAATTGGTCGGGATGCGGAAGTTAGGTGGGAACACGTTAAGGATCGCACTAGTCGAAAAAGAAAAGTTCAACGAGAATACGGAGACGAAGGTCAAGTACCGCTTCGTCTCAACTCGGAAGGCAATTACGAACCGATGCCCAACAAGGACGTGCAACGGTTCCAGCGTCTTCATAAAGAGAATGATCGGGTAATCCGAGAGCACAAGAAACGTGAATCGGAATCGTCTGATCAGTGACGCCCGGTATTTTATTGATATTTGCCTTCAGTGGTTGATCGCATATCATTTAAGCGATAAGTGAGGTTCGTCGTGGCATTTGGACCATTCGATAGTTACGCTCCACCCGGAGTATACACAAAAACACAAACTCAGCAAGGTTCGTCAGGCCCTCCAACGGGGAACCGGATTCCGGTTCTTATTGGTGTCGGTCGGGAGACTCTATCCCAAGACGACTTTGAGCTGGTGCGTGGTTCTTCGGCATCGGTAGATCAACGTATTGTCAATGAGGACGTGAACGACAGGTTCATCCTCGACAATGCTAACCCTGATAACCCTGTTTTGGGTGCGAAGACTGGCAGTGAAGTCAAGTTTCGTGTCCAGAATTATCCGATTGTATCGGGTAATGGGCAAGGGTTAGTGACGAGTGATACTTCCGATATCACAGTAACCGTAGATGGCGATCTCGTGTCGCCTGCTGCTGTAGACGGTGCGCGGGGTGTTATCACCTTGCAAGTGCCGCCACAGACCGGTGAAGATGTGCGTGTTACGTATTTCTTCAACCGTACCGACACGAAGTTCACCGATGACCTTTCGGGTCAGGTGGCTGAAGAGTCCGCAATCCTCCTTTCGTCGCAAGTCGAAGACTATGAGATTCTATCCGGGGCTAACGTCCTGAATCTCAACGTGGACGGTGCAGACGCAAGTGTGACCCTCACGACAGGTGCGACTCAGAGCGCCAACAATGTGGTCAACGACATTAACGCTGCGGGCATTGTAGGTCTTACCGCCAGTGTAGCTGCGGACAACGAAGGCAATAACCGAATTCAGTTGGAAGCCCAAGGGTCGATTGAGATCCTTTCGGGAACAGCTAACTCGGTTCTTGGTTTTGGTGCTGGTCAAAAAACCACGCGCAACCGTACCTTTTACGTCTATCAGGCTCCGATTGTTACGGGCGATAACGGCGGGATCATCACGACGGATCCTTCCGATGTTGTGGTCAAGGTAGACGGCAACCAAGTAGTGCCCGAAGAGGTTGATGGAACTAACGGAGCGGTCACGCTCAAGCAGGCTCCGATTGTAGGGGCCGTCGTTTCCGTTGAGTATTTCCACAACACGTGGCAAGACACTTTCGATTACCTCCCCAATACGGGAATTCGGAAAGTCCAACAGGTTGGTATCAGCCCCGGACGCACCGATTATATCGAGGGTAACGATTACGTAGTTGACGAGAACGGTCGACTTCTCTGGGGTTCGGCGGCAACGATCGAATCTGGCCTGCATACGGCAGGCACGGAGTTTTTCGACGAGACTCAGATCAGTGCATCGCTGGTTGATAACCGGATGTATTTCGAAGAGACCAGCCGATTTGTAGATCGTTCGGTCAGCCCGGCTGTGACCTCCGACACGACTGTCCTACTAGGTAATGTACCTACGACGGGTAACGGACGGAGCACGTCTCTAGACTCGAAGCTCTTTGGCAATGTATCGAACAGCCGGGTAGGCGTGAGCACGCACCGGGCCGATCTTGTTAAAGTATACCACGGAGACAATCTATCCGAGGCGATGGCTAATGGCCCGGTAGGGGTTGTGGACGTTGATCCTGAAACCCGTAAAGTGACGGTTGAAGATGCTATTCCGCCGAGTCACACGGTGTGGGCAACGTATTGGTACAACCAGCTTCAGGATGATGAACTAACCTTCGAAGTCTTGAGCCAGTCGACGGCTACGACACCCGGCCAGTATAGCGTTTACAGTTCCCGCAGAGGCGAGCAGCTTTTCGGGGTTGATTTCGGTACCACCGGAGTTAACGAAACGATCCAGTGGCCTTCCGGTGTGGAAACTAACCCGGACGCATTCATTGCGGGCGCTGATGGTGTGGACGAAACCGTGACGGTGACGTTCAAAGAGATCGGGGCCGAGCCTGCTGTATTCACGAATTACGCGGCTGACCCGTATTCGCTCTATGCGGATGCGTCTGACACCTTGTATGTGGATGTAGACGGTAACAGCCTAACGGTAGACCTTAACCAGTCTGCTTTCGGTGTGACCGTTTCTGACGGACATGACGATGGTTCGACTTACGACATCGTTGCTACCGAAAACGACGTATTTGAGTTTGAAGTAGACGGTACGGACTATAGCGTCACTCTTACAGCAGGGTTGGGCCGAACAGGTGCTGACATTGCCGAAGATATCTGGCGGTCGGTACCGACTGATGCTACTATTACTGGTACATCAACGGAGAGCTTTGCATTCACCGATGCGTCCGATGATCTTTTCGATTTTGACATGAACGGTACCCCCGTTAATGTTGATTTTGGAACATTGACAGGTCAAACGGCTGCACAATTAGCTACGTTGATTAACACCGAGATCACCAACGCAAATCTTACGGTAGGTGATCCGGCAGTTGTTGGCAACGACGGACATGCGGTTGATGATGGTTCGGGTAAAGTCCAACTCTTGGCTTCTGAAAGCCTTACGATTGGTACAGGCACAGCCAACCCGGTCCTTGGTTTCACCAACGGTGATTCGCATGAGAACATTCTGGTAGCGAGCTACCGGGATTCGGGTGCTGATGATGAGCGTTTCCTCCTTCGATCGAAAGTGTCTCCTTCGGGACCTGCAGATGCATCCCATATCAGGGTGCAGGACGGCAACGCTAACGGGACTCTCGGTTTCACTGACTTCCAGTATGCCGAGGGCACCGAGAAAGCTGTTAACAAAGGAGCTACGCTTCTTAGTGGTGCGATCTCGGCCTCAGACCTTGCTTCCCTTAATAGCGCTTCTACCGCAGACTTTGTTGTAGCGGTAAATGGCACTGAGCATACGGTGGATCTATCGAGCCTAGCCTCGGTAAGCGCAATCCAGACCGCTTTGGATGCAGCCCTCACAGATGCCACGGTGGCCGTAGAAGATACGGACAAGATCCGCATCACTTCCAACTTGGACACGAACCAGAGTCGCATTGAGGTTCGTGCCGGAACAGCTAACCAGTACGTTGGATTCAGCGAAGGTGATAGTGCCTCGCAACGACGTGTTGAAGCCCACGAGATCGCTGCTGTTCTGAACAGTCAAGCCTCGGATTGGTACAGCCCAACGGCTGCTACCGAGTACATTGCATCGGCCTTTGCTGATACGTTTGTAAAGCCGGGCGAAGGGACTTACCTCCGCTTGACTACATTCGCGGAAGGTTCCACAGCATCCTTCACGTTTGGTACCGGAACGGATTCGGCACTTAACGATACGGGCATTGGGATCGAAGCCGGTGATTCGGTTGCGGGAACAGATGCACGGGATGGGTTCGATGTGGCCTCTTCGGCTACCAACGGCTCAACCGGCGAAGGTGTGGTTGGTCAAACGTATCAGGATTCCAACACGGGACTTCGGTTCACGATTTTGGAGGCTGGTACCGGCGATTATACGGACGGACAGTCTTTCACACTGAATGTGTCGGATACTTTCACTACGGGATTCAGCAAAGTCGTCAAGGCCGTTCCGGGCACTGAAGTTCGGGTGGACAACACGACGGATATCGGAGTAGGTGATACGGCGGTAGTAACGACTTACAACAAGTCAGGTGCCGAGCCGGGAATCGGAGATTTCTACTATATCTCTTACGAATACGAAAAGACGGATTTCTCAACCCGTCTGTTCACTCGGTTCCGGGACATTCAGCGCAATTACGGCAAGCTGTCCGCTGAGAACCCGCTTACTTTGGCGTCATACCTCGCTGTGTTGAACGGTGCGGTCATCGTCGGGTGCAAGCAGGTACTAAAGACCCCCGGCTTCAGTCAAGCTCCTACAGCGGCGTTCATGGACGCTTTGGAAGAGCTTAAAAAGCCGCTGGCTTCGGGCATTACCCCTGATCTTTTGGTCCCTCTTACGACGGACCCGGATGTTATGGGTGCCTATGTTAACCACTCCGAGATCCAGTCGAGCCAGCGTTTCCGTCAGGAACGCCGGTGCATCTTCGGTGTTGCTTCGGGCACTCGTCCTGAAGACGCGGCTAACATCGCGAAGAGCCTCAAGAGCGGACGGTCGATTCTCGTATACCCCGATAGCGCAATCGTCACACTGACGAACGAGCTTGGGGAAGATGAGAGTTTCATCGTCGACGGAACGTATGTAGCGGCGGCACTTGCCGGTGTTCTGGTAAGTCCGCAGTTCGATGTTGCAACCCCGTTAACACGACGTCGCCTTGTCGGTTTCAGACGCCTTAACCGATCGCTTGATGAGATCGAAAAGAACCAGCTTGCTGTCGGTGGTGTTACAGTCCTCGAAGATCGAGGATCGTTCCTACAGGTACGTGACGGTCTAACCACCGACGTTACCAACCGGTTCACGTCAACGCCTTCGATTGTCGCTATTAAGGATCACGTCCAGCAACAGGCACGCAAGAGCTTGGACCGTTTCATCGGTTTGAAGTTCCTCACCAGCCGGGCGCAGGATGTAGAGTTGGCCCTTTCGGGACTACTTAACACCCTTATGGAGCAGCAGATCATTGTAGACTTCAAGGGTGTTCGTGCCGAGCCGGATCCTAACGATCCGACCGTACTTCGAGTCAGTGCTTTTTACGCACCGATCTTCCCCTTGAAGTACATCCCGATCACGTACACGATCGGAAGCGCGAACTCACTGTAAACGGATGCAACGGGGGCCATAAGGCCCCCTCAACTTGTAATTTTTAGACACTAGAAGGTGCCCTGTTATGACTGATCTACGCAAAGCCATCATCAAGCTCGCCTATGACAATCCTGAGATCCGAGAGGACCTCGTGCCCCTTCTCCGGGATGCGGGCAACAAAGACACCTTCAAAATCGCAGAATTCCCCCACGAGGGTTACGCTATGAGACGCACCGAAACGCACAGACGCCGCTTTGCCTTCGACACCTCCGACGCCGAGGACCACTTGGCCGGTTGGAACCGAGGGTACACCGAAAATTACGGCACCCGTCAGCACATCCCTGGATTCCTCACCTGGGCTTGGGATCTGAGAAAGGAAACCCTCAAGGATCTTGATCGTAGAAATTACGGGGCCATCGCTGAGGAGTTGGCGTACAGCGCGAAACAGGATCCCGCCTATCGGGATGAGTCCTATGCGGATCTTGAAGCTGGGTTCGTCGACTATCTCAAAAACTGGCGCACCGAACTCCTTGAGGCCCTTGATGAGAGTCTTTTCGACAGGAACGCGTCGAGCCGAAACCGGCAGGCCGACGGATCCACATTCACGTGCCCCCACTGTGAGGGTAAGGTGCTCGAGCAGACAAAATACTGCGTGAGTTGCCAAAAGAAGGTCAAGAAATCTGCCACACGCAGGCGAGCTCGATTCGAAGAAGGTGTCCCCGCCGATCCCACGCAGAACATGACGCCCGAGGAAGCGGCGGAGTGGGAGGCGATGAACGAGAAATACAAGGACAAGCTCAAGAAAGAGCGTGAAAGCGCACTACGCGATGATCTTATTCGGCTTGCGTACAATAAGCCCGAGCTTCGTGGGGCGCTCCTTCCCATTCTAAAGTAAGCTGCGGACACTTTCGAATGCCCGAATTGAGGCACGAAGGTTCTGGAGCAGACCGGCTATTGCGTCAAGTGCAAGAAGAAGGTCAAAAAGGCTGGCGGCTTGGAAAACTTGCCCCCGGCACTGCGTGAGCAGGCCTAGAAAAAGCAAGAGGAAGCCAAGAAGAAAAAGGATAAGGACGACGACAAAAAGGACGACTAAGCCTTCCGCGTGTGATCTCAGTTGCATTACGGAAGTGTTGGACTGCCTGAATACTGGATGTTGTGTGAATGGAAGCCCCCGGAGACGGGGGTTTTCTTTTGAGATATTTCCCATTACACTTGATCTGAGGTGGTACCAATGAACATCCTGCTGTTAGGCGACATACACGGACGTTTCGACCAAGCTGACGCCCTTTACGATGTGATCCGTCAAGTTTATAAGGACCGGATTGATCTCATGATTCAGTTGGGGGACTTCGGCTTTTTCCCTCGTCTGGACCCCAAAAATAGATGGGAACGTGAGTTCGATCACCCGTGCTGGTTTATCGACGGGAACCACGACGACCACGAAATGCTCCGTGAACTGGAATCCGACGAACTGGTGTATGGCCAATGGGAGTATATCCCACGGGGAGCTATCCGACAGGGTATTTTATTCATCGGTGGAGCACGTTCCATCGACGCCGAGCATAGACAGCGGGGCCTTGATTGGTGGCCGGAAGAGAACATATCGTATGCCGAGCAAGAGTATATCCTCCAAGCTATTGATACGTATCAAGAACGGGCCAAGACAGACCCGGAGGTGATCCCTATCCACACCGTCATAAGCCACGACTGTCCCGGTGGTATTGACGTTTCGGAAGCCTGCGTATATACTGGCAATGATGTGGTGGACGGGAATCGTAAGTTCCTTCAACACGTATTAGATATGGTTCACCCCGAACGTTGGTATTTCGGCCATTATCATCGCAAGATGAGTGGCACGTACCGAGGATGTGAATGGAGATGTGTTGATATGATCCGCCGTGGCGGACCTCACGACTTCGCTTTCCTCGAAATCTAAAGTAGAGGTTGTAGGATCAATGGAAGTTAATACCATCCTTTTGTTTATCGGGCTTACGTATCTGATTTACCACCTCCTTTCCTTTTCAGTGCCCGCCAAAAAACAGCTTGATAACCAAGGCAAGATGCTCGAAGAGATGCGTGAAGCTCGGGTTTCCCAAGTCCTTGGCGACGAGAATTTGGACACGTCTGAGAAGTTTCTGATGCTTGACGATCACGATGAAGCTATCGAGCTTTTCGAGCGCCTCTTAAACGAAGATGGTGAGGTGATCGAAGAGGACGAAGTGGTCCTAGATGATGGTGCCCCGGACGAACCCGAGGCTAAAAAGCTCTATTACCTAAAGGACGCCCGTAAGAAGTACGTCGTGAAATGGGCGAACGCTATCATCAACAAAACCTATGAGGGGGACGTCGAGTGGGAAACAGGAAACATGGCGCATGTGTCGGCTGATCACGTTGGGATTGGCAATAAGAAGTACGTCCAAGATTACTACAAGACGCAGGTCGAATTGGACAGCGGGCATTTTTACATCAAGCTGTTCCGGGTGAAGTGGAGTTATCAAAGTGATTCGGACGTCTCTTTGCGAATTCTAGGTCCGGGCTATAAAGGTATGTCGGTAGTCGAGATGCTTTCGTATATCGATAAGGAGCTTGCCCAAGAACTGTATCGCATGGCAAAAGATAGCGCTGAGAACAAGGTAGCAACTAAGACGATGCTTAACGTGGTTGAAGAATTGGAAAAAGTATGATCGACTTTGAACGCACATTGGATGTGGTCACGTATAATGGGGCCACTTTGTTACGTTTCGGCTTTGACGCCAACAATCAGGCATGGGCACATTATCTGTCCGAAGAGGGTACCGAATATGACCTGATTCTTTGCGTGGCGGCCACTGAAGATCAATATCAAGATTTGGTTAACGACCGGCTGCCCCTTCGGGATTTTCTTTTGAATCCGACGTCAGGTAAAGCGTACCGACTGGAGCATTCCCACGCCGGACATTGGGCCGTGGAAACACTCGAAGCAGATCAGATTACAGAGTCCTTTGAGTGTCTCCCGGAAGCGGGAGTTTATCTAAATCCCAAGACTTGACATTTAGTTGATCGCCCCCTATAATCACCATTGCTAACGCTTTCGTTTGAATTACTACTATGACGATCACAACCCCTTTGGCACGTCTTCGGAAGCTGGATTTCGTTTATACGGAACTCCAAAAGGCTTTCCCCGATACCGGTCCACACAATATGATGATCGCGGGCGGTGCGGTAAGGGACATCCTTACCGGTAACGACCCGAAGGACATCGACGTATTTATCACCGGGGGTAACAAGCGTGGCGTCTTTGCCCGCCTCATGAAAGACAGTGTGGGGCAATTACTTCGCACCAAAGTCAGTCAGATCCTATCACATTTCAGCCCGACTCATCACGTATGGTCGGTTGTAGATTCCACGTCGATCACTCGTATCCAAGACAAGGATGCTGTGGTTGTGTTAGGTGAAGTGGTTGATATCGATGAAGTAGATCGCCGTGACCGGATTGCTAACGGGCATATTGGACCAGACGACCCATTTGATACGACCCTTGATAGGGGTGGCGTTGCTTTTGGGTATCCCGTCCAGATAATGTGCTACACGCATTGTAGGACGCTGGATGAAATCGTAGCAACATTTGACCTTGACATTTGTATGTATGGGTACAATAGAGAGCGATTGATTACAGTGGACAGTTCGCCGCCGCTCGATGTTTTGGACAAAAAGCTCAAGGGCGAGTTGCCCGTTGAAATTTTACATACACACGACCGGATGCGGACGTACTCCCGGCTGAAACGTTTTCATGATAAGTACGGCGTGGATACGACGGAGGCTAAAGCGAAGCTCCGAGACCTGCCGTTGTCACAGACGGAGGTCGTGTTTGAGTACGATGTGGAAAAGGCGGAGATAAAGCGGCAAAAAGTTGAACCAGCAGTTGAAGTTAGCGATCACGGTCTTAGTGATCTGTGGGCAAGCCCGCCCGATATATCGGGTTTATTTGGTTAATTACGGAGGAATTTGTGGGACAGAAAAAGACGATTCTATTTGACAACAAAGCGCTCAATCGTTTGCAAGCGGGCGTAAACACGTTGGCCGATGCGGTAAAGGTAACGCTGGGGCCGCGTGGACGTAACGTTGCGTTGCAAAAGCAGTTCGGTCAGCCTAACGTCACCAAAGACGGCGTGTCCGTGGCTCGTGAAATCGAAATCGAAGACCGATTCGAGAACATGGGCGCTCAGACGATCAAAGAGGCGGCTATCCGCACGGCTGAAATGGCAGGTGACGGTACGACGACCGCAACGGTTATCGCACAGGCGCTTTTCAACGAAGCCCGCAAGATGGTGGCTTCAGGACTTTCCCCGATCCCTCTGAAGCGCGGTATGGACCGGGCCGTAGCCGAGGGTGTGAATTACCTCCGTTACCTCGCCAAAGAGGTCGATAACGTCGAAGAAATCAAATGGGTTGCTACTATCTCTTCGAACGGCGACGAAGCCCTCGGTGAAATGATCGCCGAAGCGATGGAAAAAGTCGGCAAGGGTGGTGTGATCTCCGTTGAAGAAGGCAAGTCCACCAACACCGTTCTGGAGTTTTCCGAGGGTATGCAACTGGACCGGGGATACCTGAACCCGGACTTCGCCCGAATGGAAGAAGATGGTGTCGTGAGCCTAGAGAACCCTCTGGTTCTGTTGGCTGACAAGCGCATTTCATCCGCCCAAGACATCATGAGTGCGATGGAGCACGCGGCATCCCAGCGACGCCCCTTGTTCGTCGTAGCACATGATGTGGAAGGTGAAGCCCTTGCGATGCTGATTACCAACCACTTGCAGGGTAAGCTCAAGGCATGTGCCGTGAAAGCTCCACGCATTGGGGACAAGCGGTCGCAGGTACTCGAAGACCTTGCGGTCCTCACGGGTGGTCAAGTTATTTCCCCGGAAAAGGGAATCACGTTCAAGTCGGTACATCCCGGTGACTATCTGGGTGGTTGCGCCACGGCGTCCGCTGCCAAGCAACACACGACCTTCTTGGGTGGTGACGGCGAAGATGATGCTATTGCACAACGCATCAAAGTCCTTCGCGGACAGGTCAAACTTTCCGGTAGCCCGCACGATCAGGAATTCACCCAACAGCGTATCAGCCAGCTTGGTGGTGGTATGGCTGTGATCCGGGTTGGTGCCAATTCGGAGGTTGAACTCAAGGAGTACAAGGCCCGTGTGGAAGACGCCCTCAGCGCCACGAAAGCCGCTGTGAAAGGTGGTGTGTGTCCCGGAGGAGGTTGCACATTGATCGAAGTCTCCAACATGCTCAACATCTTGGCGGAGGACGAGGAGACGGTGTTCGTCAACGAGGAAGAGAAAGCTGGTTGGGTTCTGGTAGCCAAGGCTCTTGAAGCCCCGTTCCAGCAAATCGTGAAAAATGCGGGCCTTTCGCCGGAAGTGCTGTTGCACCAGTACCGCACGGAAGTCGAAAAGCGTGAGACGCCGGATCTTGTGTTCGATGTGAACGCCGAAGAGATTCGTCCCTGCTTTGAAGCTGGTATCGTTGACCCGGTACTGGTTGTCGAAGAGGGAATCAAGAACGCGGTGTCGGTATCGTCTCTTTTGATTACGACTTCGTGTGCTATCGGATTCGCTTCGAAGGACAATAAGCCCGACGAAGATGAATAAACTTGACGGGTCAGGACGTTTAAGGTATAGGTGATACTATGAGTGACTCTATACAGACAGCGCAAGACTTCGCGGCAAAAGCCCATAAAGGGCAGATGTATGGAAGTCAGCCCTACACGTACCATTTGGTACAGGTAGCGAATGTCCTGACCCGTTTTGGTTTCGACGACACCGACCTTCACGTGGCCGCATGGCTTCACGATGTGGTAGAGGATACCGATACCACCGTCGAAGACGTACAAGCCCTTGTGGGCGATGTGGTAGCCGACATCGTGCAACGTGTGACCGATGAGCCGGGCGCTAACCGTAAGGAACGTAAGGCTAAGACTTACCCCAAGATTAAGGGGGATGTATCGGCCACCCTCATTAAGTTGGCCGATCGAATTGCCAACGTAGAGAATTGCATAGCCACGGGAAAGCGGGGTCTGTACGGTATGTATTGCAAAGAGCAGCCCGAATTCCGCAAAGCCCTTTTCGTAGACGCCCCTGAGACTGCCTCGTTGTGGGCGCATCTGGAAGCTATTACGTAACAGGGTTGGTAACACACGTATCAAGGTCGCCTTTAGGGGCGGCCTTTTCTTTTGACCCCCTCCTTGGGGTGTGTTATAACCGCCAAGCCTATAACATGTGGCGATGCACAGCCACGGCGGTTTGGGGAAGGGAATGCGGGACCATTTCAACGCCTGAAGGTGTTGCCCTACACACTTACAGGGAAACGAGATGGTGAGCAGACTGAATCCAGCCGATGGGACATGAGGGCAGGGGAACAACGGGTTCAACCGCCTATATTAAAGGTTGGATCCGTAGGGGTTGTCCTATAATGCCCGTCACACTGGCGCGGATATTCTTTGAGCAGGTAAGCGTTCGAAGAGTACTTCCGCGATAGGTTATGATTTTCCAAGAGGGTAGGAAAATGCTCCCCGTCTATTTCATACGTGATGTCCATTATGGTGGTGATGTTAGCAACGGCTATAGCGGTCAAGCATGGCTTCGCGAACACGCACCGGGCAAATACGTTTTGGATTTTTTGCCCATGAGCGGTAAACCGGCGCTGTACAATTCCGTATGCTTCACAGACCCGGATGATGCAGCCGCTGCAGTGATCTCGGCTTCAAAGCAAGACCTTTATGGCTTGGATGCAGAGCGTGAGTTGACGACTAAAAAACCACGCCCGGAGCTACAGGTCGTGAAAATACCTTGTTCTGTATACCCAATGCAGTGTGATGTGGCAGGTACGTTCCCTTCGACTTCCTCAGCGTTCATTCACGCCGACAAGGGGCCGTTTACTTACTACGCCTTGCGGGAAACCACCTTAGAGTCTTACTTTTACCGGTGTAACCTGAGAGGGGTGCTTTTGCAGCCCTTAGATAAGGCCACGCTTTTCACCACACATAAGAAAGCGGCCAACCAGCTTTCCCGGTTGCTCAAATGGAACTCCGAGGTACGGGTATCTTCGGATGAACTTGAACTTGTACGAGCAAAGGACCTCCGGTGGCGGGTCGAAAAGCGCCACGGTTTTCTGGTCGAAAAAGCCAACTCCCGCATGACCAAACTCTTCGGTCAGGGTGATTGGCGGCAAACACCTTTCATGGTAGTTCCACACCTTGAGAGTTTCTGAGGATCCCGGTTTCTTCAACAAAATTAGGTACTTACCGATAGCTGTCCTCAAATGAGGACGGCTAAGTGTGTTGAATGTCTAAAGTTTTTGACGAATTGCTCGTTTTAGGGTATATGTTAATGCGAGGGTGGTATGTCCTTCGCATAAATTATCCTGAGACTCAAGGAATCATAAATGCGACACTACACGACATTAGCCTTACTTGTTCTGGTCTTGACGGCCTTTGGTTGTACCGAAGAGGTTCCGACCTATCCCGTAACCACGGACACCGTAACCAGCCCTGATGCTGGTACGGACACTTACACTGAAGAAGTTCGGGTGGACAGCGACACGGGAATTGTTCCTGATACGGACAGTGGCACCGATCAGGAAACCGGTTTGGATACGGGTGAAGATGCGGGTTCGGATACCGATACCGGAGAGCAAGACATCGGTACAGATTCGGGTACGGACACGGACACCGACACAGATTCGGGTACGGACACGGACACCGACACAGATTCGGGTACGGACACGGACACCGACACAGATTCGGGTACGGAGGACACCAGTACCGATACGGGAGACGATGGTGGTGATACGGGAGACGAGGTAGAAACGGACACCCCTGAGATTGATTGTGATCCGGGGTACGAGGTGGTCAATGGTGCGTGCGCCAATATCGATGAGTGCAACGACCCCAATGTTTGTGGTCCCAACGCAACTTGTGCCGATACCGAAGGCGATTACGACTGTACCTGTGACGCGGGCTATGCGGATGTGGCTGGTACCTGTGAGGATGTGAACGAATGCGACGACCCCAACGTTTGTGGAAACGGTACCGAATGCAACAACACGCTGGGCGGATATGAGTGTTTGAACGTGGATGAGTGTGTTGACGGTACGGATTCCTGCAGCGCTGGAACCGAATGTATAGACGGTGATCCTCTTAATGGGGAACAGGCTTTCACTTGCGCCAACGTGGATGAGTGCAGCAACGGGTCCGCCAATTGCCAAACGGGAACCACCTGCCAAGATCTCGACCCTAACACAGACAACGATACTTACGCTTGCGTAGATAACAACGAGTGCGCCAACGGCACAGCGGTTTGCGATTCAAACGCAACATGCACAAACACTTACGGATCATTTTCATGTGCTTGCGATAGCGGCTTCACAGGCGACGGGTTCAGTTGCCGGGAGCTAAACGTTTGCGGCGACGGTATCGTGGATTCGGCAGAGGTTTGTGACGAGGGTGCGAGCACGGGCGACGTATGTGTCCCCGGATATGGACAGACTTGCACTTGGTGTGATTCGTGTACCCAAGTGGTGACGGAAACCGGGGCGACTTGCGGTAACGGCAACCTCGACGTTAATGAAGGCGAAGAATGTGATGGAGGGCCGGGTTGTACGGCATCCTGTGCTGTTGCTACTGGATACACGTGCATCGGGGGTGCCCCGTGCCTGAATCCCTGTGAACAGTACGTGGGGGATTTCACAGCAAACACAAACTCAGACTTGATTACCCTTTCCGGGTATTGTTCGGTAGACGGTAATGTAACCATCACCGGAACCGCTACCCAACTGTTTGAAGTCCACACGTTGCGCGAGATTCTGGGGACTTTTCGTCTGGACCTCAACAATAGCACGGGAAATAAGGCACGTTTTGAATACGTCAATAACGAAGTGGCTTTTGCGGATTTGGAAACCGTCACGAGTAATTTTGAAATGGATAATTTCGTGGTCACGGATCTCGTCACTAACCAAGGCGATGCTGTTGATTTTGTGGGCTTTCCCTCTTTGACCACTATTGGTGGTGACATGTTTATCCGCGATGGGGCCAAAGAGGCTAACACCACTAACCCCTTGACAATGGATGCTTTCAACGCACTCCTTACGGTTGGTGGGGATTTACAAATCATTTTTACGGATTTTTACACGGTGTCTGGTTTTCAGTCCGTCACGTCCGTGGGTGGCGTAATGTATATTCAACAAAACCCGGATCTTGTTTCGTTGGGCGGAGCGTTTTCCAGTTCATTGACGGTGCAGGGTGCGAATGCCGCCAGTCAGTACATTATTGATATCCAAGGGAACCACCCCGATCTGGTAGATTACCAGAATGGACAATACCAAGGAGATGGCTGTGGTGTGTGTGATAAAGCCCAAGAGAATTCGTACCAGCATTGCCCTAGCCACGATACCAACGCTCCAGTGACTTGCCGCGTAAAATCCTAGGCCGGGCCTAGCTCAACCCAAAAAGCTCTTATACGGTCTGTATAGTGGAGGCCGTATGAGAGCTTTAGTTTTATCAGGAGGTGCCGCCCACGGTGCTTTTCAGGCCGGGGCGATTCAGGCCCTCTACGAAATAGGGTGGATACCCGAGATCATTTGCGGATCATCGGTGGGGGCCATCAATGCCGCTGGTCTAGCTTCGGGTAAATCACCGGAGCACCTGTGTGAACTCTGGCGCAAGGTTACGAGTCGGGATGTGTACCGGTGGCGTCCCCCTAACCAATGGCTGAAGTTCTGGAAATGGAGCCATGTCCTCGATACCACACCTCTTTCGAAACTCCTCAACAAATACGTAGATTTCGACGAACTTCAGCACTCACCGCAAACCGTTACGTGTTTCAGTGTGGACGTCCGTACTGGACACCTTCAGGGCTACGCTAACAGGGTAACAGGGTTGCCCCCGAAGTTCCGTCGCCTTTACCGTCCAGACTTGCTTGACGTGGATGCTGTGATGTCCTCGACAGCAATCCCTTTGGTGTTTCCGTGGTCCCGTGGCGAATGGGATGGATCTCTGTTACAGTATGCTCCGTTGAAACCGGCTGTCTTGTTAGGGGCCACCGAGATCGTGGTAGTATCTCTCGAAATTCATGAGCCGGAACCCGCGTTGCCTACGGGAGTGGTACAGACGGCTCTTCGCATCCTCGATATTAGTTCTATGTCAAGGTTACGTAGTGATCTCCGAACGCTCCTTGCGAGGAACAACCAAGACGGGTACAGGAATATAGACGTGCGGGTGATCCGCCCTTTACGGAACCTTGGGTACTCCAAGCTGAATTTCAATTCCCCGTTGAAAGAGGCGGCCATCGCACACGGACGTAATTGCGCTCACCAGATCATGAGTCAAGATGTTTGAATTCGACAACGACGGACCGCGTTATTACATACGGTTGGAACAGAAGACCGATTACCTAAACCTTCTGTACGTGCCGCACGCCGACTTTGATACCGCGCAGGCCAACCAATCACTAATGCTTCTATTTCGGCAGTATGCCGATCCCTGCGGTACGATAGCCTATTTCGATCCCCACGAGTATTGCATCATTTCGAGCCGGGCCAAGGAATACAAGGGGTTGCGCGTTTATTTGTACGACGATCAGGCTCCTTACGACGGTTATTATTTGGACGGACGGTTTATTGAAGCACTGGAGGAAGTTCCATGAGCGTTTTCAAATGGTCGATCAATCACAAGGCCCGTATGGCCGATGTGCAACAGTTAATCGAAACCTTCGGCTTTAAGCCGACAGGGGACAAGGACCACATGTACGCCCACAAGATTAGCGCGGGGACGTACTGGCGGGAGATGAAAGTTAGGCTACGCCCGGAAGAGGCGGTTTTCTTCTTGCTCAAAGAGGAGGAGTCGACCACTGAAACTTACTTTGACTATCTAGTGAAAGCGAGTTTCTTGATGGGGCAATTGGCCGGAAAGATTGAGCTTTTGCCCGTCAAAGAGGAAGGGGTGGAGTTACCCGAAGCCGACTATGACGATGAGGACGACGATGACGAGGAGCTAGCGCAAGGGGAGACGTCTTGATGATACGTATCGAAAGGTGTAAGGTGGGGGTTTGAATGTCCGATGAATTAGACACATACCGTGAAACGGTTGCGAATATGAAGCTCGGTGTATTAATAGCCGAGCTATTGGATTTACGGCTTGCCCCAGAGCCAGACAGTTCGAAAGAAAAGATCACGCAGGTCCAGAAGGTTAGGGAAGTTACTTTAGAGCTTAACAGGCGAGAAGTGGTAGAAGATGACAAGTCAAGCGAACCTCGTAGAACCAAAATCCGCAGTCTCAAAAACGTCTTTTGACGAGTCTGATATGGCTTCAGTTGATACATCGGATCGCTACAGGCGGTTCGATGAATTTTTTTCGGATTGCCCCGAAGACTTGAAGGTGTGTATTGTGATGCAACACACACCGGATCCCGATGCCATTGGTAGCGCTCTAGGTTTGGGTTGGTTGTTGGAGTGCAAATATGGACTGATGAGTGACATTTATTACGCGGGCCAGATTTCCCATGCCCAGAATCAGACGGAAGTCAACGTCCTCAATGTGCAGATGAAACAGCGAGACGACTTTGACCCCACCAAGTATTCGACCTATGTGACGGTAGATACGGTACCGCAAAACACGGGTTTCGAAGACTTGATCGACGAATGGCATTGCGTATTTGACCACCACCAGTTTGAATTGGATCTCCCCGTTACGGATATTCGTGCGTGCGGTGCTTGTTCATCGATCATCTGGGATTACATCCGGGAATTCGAGATGGACTTTTCGACCGAAAGGGGCGCTGTCGTAGCTACCGCCCTCTTGTTCGGGATCGTAAATGATACCCACCAATTTGGTGACGACAACGTAAGTAATCTGGATCGGGATGCGTGGGCGGCCCTCCACCCGTACATCGACACGAAAAAGTATCGTGATATTCTGGACCACCCCTTGCCACCTTACCTGTTCAAGCTGAGGGCCTTGGCCGCCGAGAACATGGTGTCGGAAGCGTCTATTTTGATTTCCTATCTGGGGATTCTATCCGACAAGCGGCGTGACGCACTTCCGATTATTTCGGATGAGTTCTTGCGCATGGAGGGTGTGGAAACGGTTGTGGTGTTCGCTATGATTGACGGGTGCATTCAGGCGTCCGTTCGTAGCCGCAACAGTTCGGTAAACGTCCACACGTTCTGTCAGAAGGTCTTCGGACCCGATGTAGCAGGCGGCAAGCAGGGGGCCGGTGGAGCCAAAGTGCCTATCGGATTCCTTTACTCTCCCGACGACGATGATGAGCTTCGCGAAAAGCTCAGTGGGTTCGTCAAAGATACCTTGACCAAGCGTATCATCCGCCACCTTTCCGGTGCCTAAGCCGGTTTGACGTTTTCCTTTAGATGGGGTAGGGTCACTACGTATTAGAGCGTAGCGCTACGACCCACTCCGTCTAGAGGAAACGATGATTCGTAACCATTTTCTTGACCACCCTTATGCTGTAGTGGCTGCCAAGGCGCTGGGTTTAGAATTTTACAGTGCGGACCAAATCCGGTCGGTGTCTTTTTTCGATGAAGTCGAAGAAGGTGATTGGTTTTTGCAGTACCGAAGGCCGGGTTTGAGTGTGGCGGGACACCGGTATAAGGATGAGGATCGAAACCAATTACCGCCGGTCATCCGTCATTTTGACCTTGACTACGGGGATATTGGTTTTTTGCCTCAGAGTAAGCGCTGTAGCACAGCTTTCCGGGTCCTTCACGTCAGCGAGCTTTTCAACGTCAATGAGCACCGGTCTTTTTTCGAGGCGGAGTCGCTTTATAGTAGACCTAGTGGTTGGGGTTTCAAACCGAATCCTTCGATGGGTTACGATACCAAATGGTATGACAAAAAGGAGTATGCGGGGGGAAGCCATAAGAGGCGTAATTTCACCCTCAAGCCTGACGGCGATCATTACGGTATCATCGGGAAGTTTAAGGACGGCCTCGACAACCATTTTTCGAGTTTCGGGTATGTGGTAAATCCTGCAGGGGGCAATGGTGAATTTCATGCTCTTTTCAGGGCGTTACAGTCCAATGAACCGTTCCGACCTTCGGTGGTGGGGGCCGTGGAAAAGTGGACTGAGGAACTTGGTATTGATCTAGGTGAGGCGTTGGAATGATTACGAACCACCTTGATTATAGGTACGCGGCGCACATGGCTTTGAAACTCCTGAAAATCGAGTTTTGGCCTTACCATTCAAAGTTGCGCTATTGCCGATTTGAGTCCGACCTGAAAATAGGCGACCAGCTTTTGTATATGCGGCGGCCTAATTCGAAGAACCCTTCGGAATTCACCCCGGAAGAATGTAAACAGATAGCGCCTTTTTTCTTGATGCAAACCAAAGGTGAAATGCCCTCCCGGTTATGGCGTGCGGCCTATTACCCTTCGAACTATCGAATTTCAACGTTCGGTGTCCGAATCGGGGATGTGTATTCTTTACGTGAGCCGGGCCACCACGCAACCAGTGTTCGCAGCCGGGTAAGTTACCCGAAGAAATGGGCGTATGCAGACCGCAAAAAGCCACATGATCGCACTGATTTTTGCGAGTCCAAGTGGATAGATGCTTGGGACAAAGAGGATACGTATTGGCGCTGTAACCGAGCACTGACAGTGAACCGTGAATGTCCGGGCGTCGTGGGAAAAGTCAATGCGGATCTGGAAGCTATCGGACAAAAGGATACGTACAATCTATTACGGGCTTTGTTGCCGCAGTTTAGTCAGCGCCCTTTCGTGCATAAGACAATCGAAAAACTAGTCAATTCGGGATTTTTGGAGTAGGTATGAAATTTACATTTTTAGGTACGGGTGGCGCGTTCAGCCGGTCACACGAAAATTTTCACAACAACGTCTTGATCCAAACGGATTCGGGCAAAAAACTGTTGATTGATTGCGGGGGCACGGCCCTCGAAAGTTTAGATGAACTTGGGGTTGATCCTCTTGATATCGACGGGGTGATCGTAACACATGTCCATGCAGATCACGTAGGCGGTCTTGAAGAATTAGGGTTCCGAGGCTTGTTCCTCGGTCCCAAGCAAAAGTTTGATATGTACGTACCGAACTTGCTGGTGCCCTCCAGAGCCGTCGTAGGTTACGATAGCGATGTTTACCCGGACCTCTGGCACAATTGCCTTAAAGGCGGTATGGTACACATTCAGGACGCCGAAGGCAACGCGGTACAGGCCGATATGGACACGTATTTCAATGTCCACGTCTCCGAGTCCCCCAAGGATCCGATAAAGGTGGGAGGTATCAAGTTCATCTTTGTGAAGACGAACCACGTACCAAATAAAACCTCTTATGGCCTTGTATTGGAATCAGAGACGGGTACTACGGTGTTCTTCTCAGCGGACTCTACATCGGAACGGACAGTCGATCTTGAAGCCTTCGATATAGTGTTCCACGACTGTATGTTTATGCCGCGTTATCCGGCCACGGTCCACACCCATTTCGAAGAGATGGTGGATTTGCCTGAGTCCGTTCGCAAAAGAACGTACTTGATGCATTACGGAAATCCTGATAACGCTCCCGAGGACTTACAGGGAATGCGTCTAGCGCGAAAGCACCAGACGTTCGAACTGTAATTTACTTTTACGCGCTCCTTACTAGGAGATGCATGATGCGCAACACGAGATATGCGGCGATGAAAACGATAACCGTTACGGGTGCAGAAAGAGTCAATGTCGGAGCCAGTCAAAAGGGGCTCATTTACAACCGCGACAGTTACAGTAAGACGTAACATTGATCTAAAGGGTAGGAACATGGATACCTTATTGCTAAATGCTGATTACAAGCCTAAAGCCGTCGTGAAATGGCAAAAGGCGATCGAATACAAACTGCGAGACGTGGTGTACGTCTTGGCGGAATATGACGAATGGCTGGTACGCAGCGCATCCGCAGCATTTACGGTTCCTGCCATCCTCATGCTCAAGCAGTATGTGCATCGTCATAGACGGGTGAATTTTTGCCGGACGAACCTTTACATCCGGGATAATTTCACCTGTCAGTATTGCGGCGACTGTGTAAAGAATGGCGATCTGAGGGTGCGTGATTTGACTTTCGACCACGTACTCCCCCGGTCCCGTGGTGGCTTGACGACGTGGCAAAACATTGTGGCTGCGTGCCGGACATGCAACCGGGTCAAAGGCGACTTGTTGCCCAAAGAGGCTAAGATGCCTCTGTTGCAAAAGCCTTACGAGCCGAGCAACCTCAACAACATTGAGTTCGGCCTCATCGGGCGTGAAGTCCCCGAAATCTGGAAAGATTTCCTGACGGACGACGCTTTATCTTTGACCGCCTGATCCTTATACGTTCTATACCGAGAAAAGCCCGGCCTTCAAACGCCGGGCTTTTTGTTTTCCTTTTGTACTCCGTGGGCACAGAACCTCAAGGAGGCTTTCCCGATGCTCATGATAGGCGAAATCACATACCTTTATTTTCTCGTCATAGACGGGAAAGTTGAGTTGCTAGAGGCCCGACCAGACCGCCTCGAAGATCCAGCTTCGGTTTATCTAAGCCGCTTGAACACCGAATACAAACTGGCTCCCAATTGGGAAGCGGTAGGCGCACAGACGGCAATCATCAACCGTGAAGATTTGGCGGAAATGCAATTGGCGATCCCTTTTGAGCCCCTGTACGATATCAAGGTGATGCTCATGGACAAGACCCGTGATCATTCGCGGGATATGTACGGGCGAACGATGTTCAACGAGTTCGAGTTGCAGGCGTGGAAACACGGTGAATCGGTAGGCGTCGTGACGTTAGGACGAGATGAAAACGCACAATGGGTAACAAAGGAGTCCCCTGTGAATCGCGCTGTAAATGCTAGATCGACGCCGCTTGGTATTCCGGGTGGCCCTTGCCATATCATCCGCAACATCGAAGAAGAGCGTCTCCCTGACAGGATCAAGGGTGAGCTGATTGAGGATATTCAGAGGGGTAAGGAGCTGTCGAATGCACAGGCAGACAAAATCTACGACCCCAAGAAGATCCCCACCAAAATTGACTTGTTCAGCCAGTTGGAACTGACGGCCCACTCTCAGTACCGGATGGATCAGCGTGGTATTACCGTACCCGAGATGCAAAAGGCTTTGGACGAGTTTAGCCGGTGGTACGCTGCTCGAAAGCGTGACGCCCAGAACATGAAGCCCAAAGCACGCAAGATTTTTGAACAGCTAGCCTATGGCGAGCCAGTCCGTTTCGACGCTCGTAAGATAGGTTTGACCGTTGTGTTTGTGGTGGACAATAGATCTGCCCGGCTCGTAACGACGTGGTGGACAGATGTACCTAACCCTGCCAAACCGAAGCCCGGACAGTGTGACTTTGTTGAGTATTTGGACAGAGATAGAGAATTTGAGAGGCCTAAAATTTTAGGGTCTTTGGGCGTGGAGGGTGTCCGTCACTTCCATGCTAAGGTCAGAGGGTTGCTAGGTTATGAGTGACCCGAAGTACAGAAATGCAGGTTGGCTGCGTGAGCAGTATATGGATAAAGGGCTCTCCACTACCAAGATTGGGTCAATATGTGGTGTAGCTGCTAGAACCATCTCCACATGGTTGAAGCGGCATGATATACCTGCCCGGCCTTCTCTCGCAGCAGCCTCTAAGTTGCCTATTGAAGAGCATCCCTTGTATAAGGGCGGGAAACACACAGACGCAGATTGGTTGCGAGAAAAATATTTAAGTGAGCGTCTTAGTATTCAGGCCATTGCAGATGAAGCCGGAAGTAGTACCACTACCGTCCACCGATGGTTAAAACGGCATAATATACCACGTAGACCTCCTTTAGGTGAGCTATCCGGGCCAGACCATCCCCAATATATTGATGGACGTAGCCATATTTGGGATTCGGTTCGTAATATGCCGGAGTATTCTGAGTGGAGATCTTCGATATTTGAGAGGGACGACTGGACGTGCCAGAACTGTGGAGTCCGAGGTGGGGATCTTCAAGCAGATCATATCATCCCCTTGTCTCACCTGCTACGCACCTCTGGTGTGGCTTGTGTGGAAGATGCTCGTAATACACCGGAGGTTTGGGATCTAAGCAATGGTCGTACACTATGCGTGGGTTGCCATCGTTCAACTGACACTTTTGGGGCAAAAGCCCTTACCTTTGAGGAGAAAATATGATTGATCTAGTACGTACAGCGTCACAACTTTACTCGCATGTTGAAGATCTCTACCGTAGTGCCTCTTGTGGCTGCGGTGGTGATTGCGGCGGCGACTGTGACGGCAATTGCGACGATTGCTCGTGTAAAGACAGTAGCTTTTCGGTAAGCGAAGAGCCGATGATTTTGCCTGATGATTGGGATGAGGCACAAGAAGATGATTTCCTCTATGCCGAAGCGCCTCTTAGTGATCCGGGCAGCCGGTACGAAGATTCGGTCGAAGACGAGTATATGGACTTCACGATTTTGACTGAAGAGCAAGAGGAAGATTTCGATGCGGGCGTCGATGCGTTAAGCAAAGGTCGTAAATACCACGACCGCAAGCCGGTCAAAAACAGGTCGGAGAATCGCGAAAGGCGACGGGATTACGAGCGCAACCCCGGAAAAAAGCGCCAAAAACAAATACGACCGTGGCCGTGGGAAATCGGTAAGCAAGCGGTGGTACGAAAAGAACAAGCACAAGCCCAAGCTGAGGAACCCTTCTCTTGACGATTGACGGACCCCGAGGGATAGGGTACCATACGTAACGTTGAACGTTACCCCTACGAGACGATACGTATGGCTATCCCCCTTAAAAGCTCGCTTGAGCGGGGCCTACCAATATCACTATCCCGCTGGACTGATGTAGCTCACTGGTACATGCCGTGGCTGCAGGATATGATGACTGTCAAGGGTGTTATCCCGGCGACAGACCCGAAATCCCTTTCTCTTTCGTTCTGGAAAGCGGACCCGGACGAAATCCATTCGCTATTTTTCTGGACCAAATACCCGCCCAAACTGACGTCGGCGATGCAGACGTGGCTTGCGCCCTATCGTGTGTTTACGGCGGTGACTATCACGGGATGGCACGAGGTCGAAACCCGCGTACCGCCCCTGAAAGAGCAACTAGAAGCCTTTGGCAACCATATCGAATTGGTTGGCCCTGAAAAGGTACGTTGGCGGTACAGCCCGATTCCTAACGACTTTGGCTATCAAAACACGGCAGGCAAGGTGCGTCGGAAAAAGTTCACCACCCTGTGCCAGTGGATGAAGTTGTACGGGATCGACGAGGTGGATATCAGCCTCCTACAGCCTAGTCCGCATTGGGATAAGGGCTACGCCCACGACGCTATCCCCGACGAAGAAGAAGCCCGCGCCGACGTGGTAAGGCGCTTGGTCGGTATGGCGAAGTTCCACGGCATTCGTGTGGGCACTTGTGCCGACGACTTGCGACTGCTGAAAACCCTCGACGCAGGACTGGCTGAGAACGCCTTTGAGACACGTTGTCTGGACAGAGGCACCCTTGACCGGGTTTTCGGGATGGACACGCCACAGATAGACGAGAACGGTTGTGGGTGCCAGCTTTCGCTTGACCCCTGCCAAGGTAAACAGTTCGGGTGCGCTTCGGGTTGCGAATATTGCTACGTACCATTTACAAAGGTACCAAAAGACGCTTGAAATCTTAGGGGTCGGGCTATATAGTCTTACGTAACTATTGGCTCGTGATCAAATCCCTGAGGATGTAAATGAGCGACAACCCGTTTGAGGATATCGGGCCGGGTGCAGCACCCCCCGATGATCTCCCGGAAGACGGCGCTGTCAAGGAAGCCGTCAAGAAAGCCCGTGATTTCTACAACAAGAAAGAGGTCAAGGATACTATTCGCAAGGCCGAGCGCCTTTTCAAAGTAGCAAAGGGAGTCAAACCAAGTAATCCGTTTTCGATTGCCCACGCTGTCGCTAAGACGGCGGAGGTTTTCTACGAGTTCGATAAGGTCACGACACCAGCGGCTCTAAAGAAGTTCAATGCTCTCAAGGAAAAGGGCCATGAGCTTACGACCGATGATGTGTCGCACCTTTTCGTGCAGTTGTTCGACCCTGAACGCATCGAAGAATTAGAGTCTTCCGATGGGGACCAGAAACGCAAAGGCCCCACCCTGTACCGTTATGTCTTTACCGTGAAGGACGAGGATGAGGTAAAATACATCCCCGTCTATTGGTATAGTGACGGTATGGAGTATACGGAGATCATTTGCTCCAAAGATTTCGACAAGGCGCATGTCAAGAAGGTGTTGGCTCGTGTGTTGTGGAAAAAACATGGCACCCAAGTAGAGATGCTGTGGGGTCAAAACCGCGAATTTTCTTTCCGTAAGAAACCCGATCACCCGTGGCGTTACGAAGGTGAGTTCGGGGTTACGCTGATTGAGCGCTGGAAAAAGGCGTTCGAATTGGATATTCGACGGTTCATCATCCTTCACGGTCCTCCCGGAACCGGCAAGAGTACTCTGGCCCGCCAGCTTGGGGTAGATATTGGGGCCAACGTGCTTTACGTCCCTATCGACACGATTATCGAGGCCAATTCGGTGAAGTATTTCGCCGACGCTTTGGAAATCGTACAGCCAGATGTTGTGATCATTGACGACATCGACCGCATGAAGTCCAACCTCGAACGGCTTTTGTCGCTGTTTGAAGAGACGGAAAACCACGTTCCGCTGTTACTGGCGACGACCAACCACCTCGACCGACTGCCGGATGCGATTAAGCGACCGGGCCGGTTCGATGAGATTTGGGAAATTGCCCCGCCGCCCCCGGAAGTTCGTGGCCGCGTGATTCAGTATCTTGCAGGACTTGAAGGCGTGGAGCTTACGGAAGGCCAGTTGGAAGTGATTTCCAATATTAGCGGTGATAAGAAGCTGTCCGGTGCCCACATTCGCGAGATTATTCGTCGGGTGGTTATGGGTGATGTGGGCGATGATTGGGATAGCATTGAATTCGACCCGAGGGATCTCACCTTTTCCGACCAGTGGCGTCCTTCCCAATACCGTCCCGAGGGGTTGAGCGTCCATTCTATTGACCAACGGGATGGGAGTCCCCATTTCGATGAGATGGACGGCGACGAGGAGGACTTTTAATGGCGGAAAAGAAACACCAGCTAGGTTGCTATTGGTATTCGCAAGGCAAGTGTCAGTTGTACACGATGCCCGAAGAGATGCTGTTTTCGATTCTTACCCGTGTCCCAGCGGCGCGGGACTCCATCGTTGAATGTGGACTGAAATGCCCGGAGGTGGATGATGTGTTCATCAAGTTCGCCAGCAACCCGGACACGATGGTCAAAGACCAGACCATCGCCAATCAGGAATTGATGGATAAGATCAACCGGTACAATGATGCACAACGGTTGGCGGAAGCTAACCCGACCACGCCAAAAGATCCTGACGCCGAGGACGAGTAATGTCCAAGAAAAACCGACGTAGGCGTAAGCAATATGAGAACCCGATCAATACCCACGTCGCCAAGACACTAACGCAGATCGAAGATGTGGCTGAGGTGCTCAAGGACGGGCTTGCAGATCACACGGACAAGTTGGACGAGGCTCTGAACAGTATTTATGTGTTGGAGCAGGCGCTCGAAATGAATTTTTGGGTACAGCTTCGTATGGGTTATAATGGGCATTTCGATCTGGAAAGTGACGCCCGGATGGACCCGGAGATCATGGTGACGACGGCCCAAGAATATCAGCAAGAGTATTTGGCGGTATTGGCGGTGATCACATTCTTCACAGATGTTGCCAAGTCAGAAGAAGCTGAAGGCGTTGATCCCCAAGCTACAAGCGGTTGATAATGTATTTATTTTCCACGCTCGCTGACACTTGTACGGTCAAACTCTGATACCAGTGAGATGACGTAGTGAGCGAATTGAAGCGCGGGAAAGTTAAGTTCTTCAACTATATGAAGGGCTTCGGGTTTATTTGTGAGGGGGACGAGGATTACTTTGTCCATGTCACAGATATCCAGAATGGGGATATTCTACTTGAAGATGAAGAAGTGGAATTCAAAGCGGTGCGCGGCCACAAAGGTTGGCAGGCGATCGAAGTCACCCGTGTAGGACCACCGGACCTATCCGAAGAGGAGGGTTTAGTCAAGTTCTACAACGAAGATCGTGGTTACGGATTCGTAGAGCGTGAGGGAAAAGCGGATGTTTTTGCCCACTTTACGGATATCGTAGAGGAACAACGTGATCTCGGTTTGACCGAAGGTGACAGTGTTAGATTTATGGTGCGCCGAGGCCGGGACGGTCGAGATCGCGCCTACAAAATTCAAATCCTGAATAAAGAAGACGATGGGAGTTAAAAGGCATGGCATCATACACACCTTTACTGGACGATGAGCAGGAAAGCCTCCAACGAATGATTGAAGGGCAAGACGCCTACGTAGAGGTTGTAGGTTGGGGCTACCACAACAACCCTACTATCACGGCGGGCGACAAGCGGCTTCAGGTGCGCTTTATGATGGAGTTCGTCAAGCCTGTGGACATCCAAGTGCCTGTCAATTTCTTTACGCTTCGCTTGAAGCTGAGGGACGGTAGGACGGTTTTCGAAGATACTAAGTCGACCCGTTACCACAACCAAGCACTTCCAGTTACGGCGGGACTACAGATTGATCTTGTGTGGGATATAGCCCTCGATAAGATCAGTACGGAATTCAAGAGGATTTTTATGCCGGGAACCAAAGGCAAGACCGTTATGGAGATCGACAACGGAAAGGTCAAGCGGCCCGGCGAAGGTAGTTGATATGCCGAAACGCACGATGCGCAAGTATCTTCGGAAACCCAAACCGGGCAAGTCGAAGGTGCAAGTAAAGTGGGAGCGCCTTTATCGTAAGGCTCTTGAACGGGCCGAGGCGGAAAATGATCCCCGAGTGCAAGACCTTCGGCATTTCTCTAATAATCCCGAGGCAGCGCTTCGAAGACTGTCAATAGTCTCCGAAGTGGACCTCGAAAGAGAATTTCCGAGCTAAGGCTATGCCACCCCTTGAAAGCCACGTCAAAGACACGATCATGAACGAATACCCCGGTGTCTGGGACGTGTCTTTTTGTATGGATGGTGACGTTATAGTCGTAGTGAGTGCTACCCCCCAGACTTCCCTGTGCCTTATCAGTCTTAGTCGTCTGATCGCCGCCCATTACATCCCGTCTTACTACACGATTGACGTTCGGTTCGGTTGGAAGCCATGCCGATTTCAGGTGCTTTTTGGGAGTCGAGATCAATGAGTAACGAACCTACATTTGTTTATGTGCTTTTAGCTTCGGTGGAAAGCAGGCGTATCCCTCTGGCTATATTCGATAACCGGTCACGGTGTGAAGACGCCGTAGAGACGGAGTTGGAAGAGGAACTCGAAACCTATGGTCTTCGGGTATCCGACTGTGATCATTTCACGGTTGAAGAATGGGAAACCAATAATTTCTTGTCCGGGAAAGCTGTAAAGACCTTGACCTCTTACGACCACCACGGCGAACTGGCTAAACGGCTCGTTCCCCTTGGGATGGAAGGCAAGACGGATATGGAAAAGAAAGGCAACCGTTTCAAGCGCCTTATCGAAAAGAGGTAGGCACCTCTAGCTAAGAAACTTTTGACAGGGTTCCGGTGTTAGGGTATAAGGTGTTGTAAGGGACGCACACTAACCTAAGATCACACGGAGTCAGACATGAGCAAGCTACTTAACATTGTGAAAGGCGCACGTCGTCAAGCCGCAGCGGAAGCTGGCGCTTACGATGGTCGCTTCGGCCACCGGGTTATTCAGGACCCGCGCAAAGAGTATGAGCGGACCCTGTGCCGTCAAGAGGTAGAAGTTCCGGTTGATGCCGAAGAGGAAGTTGTACTGTTCGACAAGACGGATGTAGACGGACCCTCCAGCTACACGGAGGAGGTATCGTTCAACCCGTTCGCCGATCTCGCTTGACACCAGATCATACCGAAGATAGAGTAAGGGCCAGTTCTGACTGGTCCTTTTTCTATTGGGTCGCACATGAATAACAAGTACGTGATCAAAGTAGGGCACCCACTATTACGCCCCGGCTTGGAAATCGAGACGGAGGCCAGCGAAAAGTACGTGGTTGCTGTAGTTAACACCCTGATGGGTAAAGTAAGGGAGATCAATGACGGAAAAGACGGAGAAGAAATTGCAAATCGGACTCGACCTTCTGAAACTTGATGGTTTCGAGGTCAAGGTTCACGGCAAGCATGGTCTGGTGCCTAAGCAGGCTGAACCCGGCTCTGCCGGATACGACCTGTACGCCCCTCCGGGTAACGATATCCACATGCCGTTCCAGAGCCGCCGTATGGTGGATACTGGCGTGGTTGTGCAGACCCCGATCAAGCTATTCATGCTCCTCGTGCCCCGAAGTAGCACCGGAACCAAGCGGGCGCGCTCTGTGCGGATTGCCAACACGGTAGGTATCATTGACCCGAGCTATCAGGGCAAAGACGATACCCTCAAGGTGTATCTGGAACGTGGTGCCCGCCGCAAAACGTATGTGGGAACCTTTGAGAGTTCACCGGGCTTGGGTACTAACATGGCACAAGCTAATCGGAAATTTGGGGTGTCTATGACTCCTGAAGATACGGAGTTGCTCAAGGTGGGTGCTCCCAACCAGCCGATTTTCGACGTGTTTACCCACCAAGAGAAGGCGGAAGATACGCTCGTGGTCGAAGCGGGGAGCCGGTTCGCTCAGGTGATCTTCATTCCCTATGCTCGACCCGATTTGGTGGAAGCTGCTATTGAGGAGTTTGACGAACTCGACCGTGGCGGGTTTGGTTCTACAGGTAAGTGAAGTTACTCAGGCAAGTAAGGGTGGTGGGCCTTGGTGGTAAGCTACGGTCGAGTTCGTCATTTCACTGCGGTGATGGCTAGAACGATACGTATTTTTGGTACGCTGTCAAGGTCCATTTTTCCCAAAATTCCGCATCCGCTTTTTCCGGCAAGTTGCTGTCCAAATCCTTAGACTTCTCAATGAGTTCGGGCAGGTCGTCTTGAACTTGGTCGTAATCCACCTCACCCAACTTGACTTTCCGAAGGAAATCCCGGTCTTTCAGGGGGAATTGGATACCACCGGTTTTCAGAAGCTCTTCGAGTTCGAAGATGACCCGGTAAGCGTGGCTGACCGCTTTCCAATCAACCCCATCTTTCGCCCGCCGCGCACGATTACCGTATTTGCCGACGAGTTTCTTTAGAACTTTAGCCACATCTTGAATCTTGACCCGCATATCGAATTGCTTGCCATTGATTTCTAGCAATTCAATAGGATCGTCTTGGCCGTCGAGGTCCTTTTCTACGATGAAAACCACTTCGTTTTTGGGGATTTCATCGATGATATCTTCGACGCGGTAGTACGGGTTTTGGCCCATCAAGAAGTGCATCGCATCTTCTGTGGCCTGCAGCCGGGCACCTTTCATGCCATACTTTTTGGCTTGCCCCATACAGTAACCTACGAACGGCCACACATTGGACGTAAGCAGCTTGTCCTTGTTATCCCTTAGATTGGCGTACAGGTCCGTTGAGAAGACCACACAGTCGCCCGTAGCGTGTAGTAGCTCTACGGCATAGGTCTGCCCTTTCATCGCATCTGAAAGGAACTTGCGGATTTCGATGAATTCGATATCGAGGTCGTCGGCACCGTTCCGCCCTTTGCCGCCACTGCTGGACGTAACCGTTTCCCGGTCTTTGCCGAGTACGATGCTGTTCAACGAGGACATGAAAACAGCTTTCAGGTCCAGATCGGAAGTGGGCGTAGTTGTGCCGTGCAGGTGTGACCCGAACTTGGATAGAAACAGGACATTTTCCAACGGCCCCTTTCGGAAGTCGTGGCCTTTACTGTTCACCAAGTCCGGGTCAACAAACCCTACGGAATACAGACCGTTGGATTGAAGCTCCGTCGTCACTTGTTTTAGTAGTTCGTCATGTTTCATGGTGGTACCTTTAGGTTATGCGGCTTCCGTGCGTTCTTCGATGGTTTCTTTCGACACGAACTCATTGATGAGATCCACGTCGTAGTTTTCCAGCAAGTACTCGCGGGAGTACTTGCGTGCCCGATACAGCCGAGACATGATGGTCCCGATAGGGATTTCAAGAAGGGCCGCCGCTTCCTTATAGCTCTTATTTTTGACATCGACCAGAACAAGCACCGAGAAAAAGCAATCTTCCAAGTAGCTTTCGAGGTCGTCAATCAGCCGTTGAAATTCGCAGCGGCCAAGCACGTCGTCAGACACGTTGCCCAGACCCTCTTTTTCCTCTTCGAGGAATTGCTTTTCCTCTTCAAGAAATTCATAGAACCGCTTTTTACGGCGGTACCCGTTGATGAAGGTGTTACGCATAATTGTGTATAGCCATGCACGCATATTGGTACCCGGCTCGAAATTATGCTTGTATTTCAACGCTTTGATATACGTGTCTTGCAAGAGATCGGCAGCGTCTTGTTCGTTTTTGCAAAACTTCAAAGCGTTGGCGAACAACTCTTTCGAGTATGACGTCATTTCTTTTTCGAATTCCATATCGACCACCTCTTTAGCGTTATGAAAATCCAAGACTTGGCAGACACCCCGAATCCAAATGCGAAAAGGTTCGTATTAGATACGGTGGTCGTTCCTGCATTCAGTAGTGTCCACGCAACTCAAGATACCATATCGGACCATGCTTTGGCAACTACCCTGCTTGACTTAGCCGGGGTAGACGAGGTATTCCTGCAAGGGAATTGGGTTACCATAACCCACTCGCCAGATACGTCTTGGGACGTATTATCCCGGCAAATCGCTGGGGTCCTCCGCCAATATCAGCCAGAAGTTGGCGGGGACGCTACGACAGATGATTCCAAATCTCAATTACCCGAGGATGACCCGAGGGTAGCTTTGATTCGTATCGTGATCAAACAGGACGTTATGCCCTATCTCAATAGCCACGGGGGTTCGCTGGAACTCGCCGCACTGGAGGACAACACCCTCTATGTGCGATACCAAGGTGCTTGTTCGGGTTGCCCGGCTTCAATGTCAGGGACCCTAAAGGGTGTGGAAGCCATGCTACGCCGAGAAGTTGACCCGGAGCTTACCGTCGAGGCTATTTACTAATTGTATGTGATTGAGTTGGCCGGATGCTTTCGCCCCCGGTGGCTCTTTCCCACTGGAGACTCGCCCGAAGGCTAGGGGGAAAGATTCAGCAGGGTAGCGAGGCGTTTGCCTGTACCGTTGCATCCGTTCCGTAAATGCGGCCTTCGATTTTGCCGCCAAAACTTCCAGCTTCGGTACCTGTGAGGACACACCAATCCACCAAGAGACTGACATGGCCTCTTTTCCGGCTGATTGGGGATATTAAGTGTCCAAACACGAATGTACTCGCTTGCTGGTTTAGTTTGTTAGAGTAATAGAGCGTATAGCCCGTACTCACTATTCCGCGTGTATTAAAAGATTTTTGACAAAGCCGTGAACATTTGGTATGGTATGGCTTTGAAGCACTAGACGGATGACCGATCTTATGTCGACTGTAATCGAACCTGCTTACCAGAAATACCCTAAGCCCCGCTTTCGTAAAATGCCCGACTGGTTGCTTCAACAGGTCGCCGGTACGGTCAAGGCGCTTTTACATGCAGGGTGGGATGCGATGCGGAACCGAGGTGTTGATACCCGGAATGAGCGCCTTGGGCACACGGAGCCCTACTATTGCGAAGCCTTTGGGTTGATGAGGGCGATGCATGTTATGGGGTACGGGTATTTCGGGCCTTCTAATTTCAGTGGGACGGAAGAGCGTGGTGCTGGTATTCAGCCAGAGCAAAATCTAAGCTGGTGGTTTGATCAGTTGGTAGATGAGGTCCGGGAAGAAGAGGGTTTCAACGAAGGCTCTTACCGCTGTGACTATTGTCTAGAGCGGTATAGCAAAGATACCCGAAGCATGATTGATAACCGTGATCGTACATTTTTCAGGTGGCGGTTCGAAGACGAGTCGTATATCACTTACGTCTGGTATGATGGACCTGTACTGGTTCATTACATTGACGGAGCCGGTTCCCGAATGATAGGGACAGCGCTCCCCGATGAACGTTACATGTACATTGAAGTCACGGCACAAGAAATAGTTGATTTTGAAGCACGGGAAATTACCCTCCTTCAGTTGATCCAATCGAAAGAGTCGGTTTATATCGACGACCTAGAAGACGTGTCACTACATTTGGTGGCGGATCTGGATGCGCGGGACTTACCGGGCGAAGATTCATACTTACCGGGAAATTCATGAGTAAAAAATATGATGAAAATGCAATTCGGGTTCTTGAAAACCGCGATGCGGTACGGCAACGACCCGGTATGTATATTGGTGGTACCGGCAAAACAGGATATCATCACCTCGTGTGGGAGGTCGTAGACAATAGCGTCGACGAAGCCATGAACGGTCATGCGTCGAGCATCGAAGTGACGTTGCATGAGGACGGCAAAAAGATCACGGTCAAAGACGACGGGCGTGGTATCCCTATTGCCAAGCACCCCGATAAGGGCGTCAGTACGCTGGAGGTCGTGTTTACGGTCCTACACGCCGGGGGTAAGTTCGGCGGCGGCTCGTATGGGGCGTCAGGAGGGCTTCACGGCGTCGGAGCGTCCGTCGTTAACTTTCTGAGCGCTAGGCTAGAGACAAAGGTCTGGAGGGGCGGAGAAGTCCACGAGCAGACTTTCACCCAAGGGACCCCGGACGGTCCAGTCAAGAAGGTCGACAAGTGCCGCAAAAACAACACGGGGACGCAGGTGACGTTTGTCCCCGACCCAGAGGTGTTTGGCAACCAGACGTTTGACCCGGATATCATCAAGGAGCGCCTTGAAATCAAGACGTTCCTCAACAAGGGGTTGCGCATTGTTTTCCGCAACGAGGTGGATAACACCGAAGAGACGTGTCAGCACGACGGCGGTGTAGAGGAGTACCTCGAAGTGGTGGTTAAGGAGGCGAAGGTGCCGCCCATCCACCTCAAGCCTATTGTGATCGAAGACGTGGCCAAAGGCTTGAAAATAGATATTGCCCTGCAGTGGACCGAAGACACGAACGAGGATACACGGTCGTTCGTCAACACGATTCCCACGAAAAGCGGCGGTACCCACGAAAACGGATTCAGGGCCGGGTTGATGAAAGCTGTACGGACCTATTTCGAGGTCAACAGTTCGGTGCCCAAGAGTCTTGATGTGGCCGCCGAAGATATCCGCGAGGGCTTGAAAGCGGTTGTGTCGATTTTCCTCGACGGGGACATGGAAATCGAAGGCCAGACCAAAGAGCGACTCAACAACACCGAGGTCCAGCCGCTTGTAACCAGCGTCGTGCGCAATTTCCTAGAGCAATACCTCCTGAACAACAGTTCGGTTGCCGACGCTATCACCCAGCGCATCATACAGGCAGCCAAGGCCCGTGCGGCCAGTCGCTCTGCATCGAAACATGTCCGCCGTAAAAAGCCTATCAGTAAGAAGTTGACATTGCCCGGCAAGCTGGCAGATTGCACCTCTACGGACGCCGCTGAATGCGAACTTTTCATTGTAGAGGGCGATTCCGCTGGGGGTAACGCCAAGCAGGCCCGTGATCGACACACACAGGCGGTCTTACCTTTGCGGGGTAAGATTCTGAACACCGAGTCGGCGACGATGAAGTCCATCCTCCGAAACAAGGAGATTGGGGACATCGTGGAGGCGCTTGGCTGTGGGATGGACGATAAGGTTGATATGTCCAAGCTGCGCTACCACAAGATCATCCTGTTGATGGACGCGGATAGCGACGGCCACCATATCACGACGTTGATGTTGACGTTCTTTTATCGTTACATGACCGAGCTAATTACGGCTGGCCACCTGTACATCGCCCAACCGCCTCTTTACCGTATTTTGTCCGGGTCCGATGTGCATTGGGCCGGTGACGACGATGAAAGGGATGAGGTGCTAAAGAAATTGGGCAAGCGTCGGGCCAAGAACGCTGAAATTTCGCGTTTCAAGGGGCTGGGCGAGATGATGAAGGATACCTTGCGTGAAACGACGTTGGATCCAAATACCCGTAGCCTGCTTCCGGTGGAAGTGCCTACCGAATTGGAAGAAGTGACCGACGACACGATCAAGGCGCTTCTAGGTCGTAGCAGTCAGGCCCGGTACGATTTCATCGTCGATAACCTGTCTTCGGTTGACGAGCTAGATATCTAGCGGTTAGCCTACGAGCATAGGGCGCAGTTGGTCCAGCATGGCTAGGAACAGTTTCCCGGTCATGTAGGCGTCGTCATAGGCGTTGTGGTGGTGGCCTTCGAAGGGGAGGTCGTAGTTTTTGAGCATTTTCATTAGACCGTTCCCCTTTCGAATGTCCCCCGCCTCGGCGATACGGTGGAAGTCGCAAAGTTTCCGAAGATCAAACATCTGGACTGTAGGGACATCGACCCCTAGCTTGACCGAATCTTTGTAGAGCTTTTGACAATCGTCACCCCATGCCGCAATACGTATGGGAGCGTCAAGCAGGTCGAGCTTAGACCAGAAGTCGGATAACGCTTTTTCAAGCGGTTTCCCGGCTTTAACGTCTTCTGGCGTTATCCCTGTGAGCTTGGAAATGTAGCTATTTGGTAGCTCACCGGGGTTGACGGTCTCGGAAAAGAAGGGTATAATATCGAGCTTGTGAATGTCGACACTTACCGCACCCACCTGAATAATTTTTCGGCTGGGCTGATTCATTTCAAGGTCGAGGACTATAAGTTTCATACGTTCCAATCGGGCTTGATTTATCACGATAGCGGGTGTATTCTCTACGTAGCAAATATACTGGCTTACAAAGGCATCATCAGGGATACGTTTTATGGCAACCAATCAGTACTCAGTCTTACCGCTCCGAAACACGGTTCTTTTCCCCCACGCGGTTGTTCCGATTGGAGTCGGACGCCCCAAAAGCGTGGCCCTACTCGAAGAAGTTATGGGTGGGGACAAACAGATGGTCTTGCTTTCGCAACGTGACGAAGACGTTGACGAGCCGACGCAAGACGATCTTTACGAGATTGGTACCGTCTGTTCGGTCTTGAAAGTTATTTCACAGGATGGGACGTACACGGCCATCGTACAGGGCGAGCGACGCATCCGCTTGACTGATTTGGAAGACGACCCGGACAAGGGTTATTTTTTCGGACAGTTCGAAGAGGTAGAAGAGCGCCGCACCTTTGACGATGCGGAAGGGGCTTTGGTCAAGTCGCTCAAGGATACGGCGACCGAGGTTATCGAAAATAGCCCGGACATCCCCTCCGAGTCTATCCAACTCATTCAAAACATGGAGGATCCGTCACGCTTGGCGGATTTCATCACCACCCATGCCAGCTTGGACGTCGCTGAGAAGCAAGAATTTTTGAGCGAGTTCGACATCAACACGCGGCTGGAAGGGTGCATCCGCATCATGACGGAGCAAATCGAAATCTCGAAGGTGTCCGAAAAAATCCGGGAACGGATTCGTGAGCAATCGGACAGCCAGCAGCGAGAATATTACCTCCGTCAACAGTTGAAAGCGATCCAAGAACAGCTTGGGACTTTCAACGACGAGACCGACGAATTGGAAACCCGCATTGAAGAGGCGGGTATGCCCGAAGAAGCCTACGAGGCTGCGATGAAGCAGTTCAACCGGCTTTCGGGGATGCAACAATCGTCGTCGGAGTACAGCGTCACCCTGAACTATATCGAAACGCTCATTGAAGTCCCGTGGGATCGCAAGAGCGAAGATAGCCTCAATCTGACGCGGGCACAGGCAGTCCTCGACGACGACCATTACGGTTTGGAAAAGGTCAAGGACCGCATCATTGAGTACCTCGCTGTTCGCGGCCTCAAGGCCGATATGAAAGGGCCTATCCTGTGCCTCCACGGACCCCCCGGCGTTGGTAAAACTTCGCTAGGTCGGTCGATCGCCCGTACCTTGGGCCGGAAGTTCCAGCGTATCAGCCTTGGTGGTGTTCACGACGAGTCCGAGATTCGCGGCCACCGTCGTACCTATGTCGGAGCGCTTCCGGGACGTATTGTCCAAGCGGTCACGAAAGCAGGCACGACGAACCCCGTGATTTTGCTTGACGAAATCGACAAGGTGGGGCGTGATTTCCGGGGCGACCCGAGTGCGGCCCTCTTGGAGGTGTTGGATCCTGAGCAAAACCACGCATTCAGCGACCACTATCTGGAAGTAGATCTCGACCTTTCCCAAGTGCTGTTTATCGCTACGGCCAACGGTCTGGACACGATTTCCCCGCCGCTTCGCGACCGGATGGAAATCATCGACGTGCCTTCTTACACGTTGTACGAAAAGCAGCAGATTGCCCAGCGGTTCCTTATCCCGAAGCAAATCGAAGCGCACGGCATCAGCGAAGACAATATCGAATTCCCCGAGGACACGGTTCGATACGTGGTCGACAAGTACACCCGCGAAGCCGGTGTGCGTAACCTTGAGCGTCGGTTCGCGGATCTTTGCCGTAGCGTAGCGGTCGAGGTTGCTAAATCCGATCCCGATGATAGGGCTGCCATTCATATCGAAGTGGATAACGATTTTGTCCAAGAGGCCCTTGGACCGGAGCGTTACCTTTCCGAAGTGGCCCAACGGGTTAACCGAGTGGGTGTGGCGACGGGACTGGCATGGACGCAAAGCGGTGGCGATATCCTGTTCATCGAAGCGCAAGAAATGCCCGGTAAAGGCGACCTGAAACTCACCGGCCAACTTGGCGATGTGATGAAAGAGTCGGTTCACGCTGCCCTTTCCTACATCCGAGCCAATTCCGAGAAGTTCGGTGTGGACGCTAATTTCAACGAGAAGAAGTCCGACGTCCATATCCACGTCCCAGCGGGGGCTATCCCCAAGGATGGTCCTAGCGCCGGTATCACGATGTTCACGGCCCTTCTGAGCCGCCTCACGAACGTCAAAGTGCGCAAAGACGTTGCTATGACGGGTGAAATCACCCTGTCGGGTAATGTGCTTCCCGTGGGCGGTATCAAGGAGAAGATTATCGCGGCGCACCGTGCGGGAATCAAGACGATCGTCATGCCCGCTATTTGCAAGAAAGACCTTGTGGATGTGGACGAGCACGTGAAGGGTGATTTGGAATTCCACTTTGTGGATGACGTCGCCGAGCTTTTGCCGCTGGTTTTCGAAAAAGACCCGGTTGAAGCGGTGAAGGCTGCACCTGCCGCTGAGTAATCGGCCCTTTTCATTCTTTGACGCCCCTGATACTTTATGGTACAGGGGCGTTTGTGTAGGTACGATTTATGGCCGAAATGCCCCCGGAAATGATGGTTCTATGCCCGTCTTGCATGGGCGAGAAAGTGGATTACGCCGAGTTGGAATCGGAAGAATGTTCCGAATGCGACGGTTTAGGTGAGTTGGAAGAGGTCCTATGCCCTACTTGCGAAGGTGAGGGGTGCCCCGCCTGTTTTGGTGAAGGCAAGCTCTACAACCTGCTTTGCCCGATGTGCGAAGGGGCCGGTATCAACGAATACCACCCCCAATGCCGAGCATGTCGAGGCACCGGTTGGCGGCCTCATCCAGATTTTATGGAAGTAAAATAGTGATACGTATGTTAACGTACTAGATTCATTGTGGTATTCATTGAGCGCCCGTGGCTCAGTCAGGACAGAGCAGGAGGTTTCTACCCTCCGGGTCGCAGGTTCGAATCCTGCCGGGCGTGCTACCGCTATCTAGCGGTGAGACGACGAACCCTTACGATACTTATGACTACAAGAGAGGTACAGATGTCGTCACAGAAACAAGAGTCGATGTTCACGAACATTCAGCAGCGGTTCATGGAGTTCCTCAACGACGGTGCCGACGACGTGTTCGCCCCGTTGGAGGAACGTGAGCGGAGCCTCGACCGTCGCAAGGGCCATTTGGACAAGCGTGCAAACGAATTGTCCCAAAAGGAAAGCAATCTCGATCGTCGGGAAAAGAGCCTTGTGGCACGCGAAGATGCTCTTCAGCGCATGGCTGGGCAGCTCGAAAAGAAGCTCGACCAGCACGAGTCCAACGTGCGTGACTTTCAAGCCACGTACAGCGATTTCCGGTCGTCATTCCGGGACTTCGACGAACAGGTGCGCGGTCTGGTTGCGCCCGAAGATGCCGAAGGTTCACGTGTCGTGGTCCTCGACGACGCCCGTTCGGGTCAATTGTTTTCGAAAGAAAGCAAGGCCAAGTTCATCGAAGGCGACGATCTCTGTCCTCGTGAGCGTCAGGTCTACGCTTTCATCCAGAACTATTGCGATGAGAACAAGACCCACGGGGTCTGCGACCTGACCAACCGTGAGTTGCACCGGATGATGGACTATACGATCCCCGAAGGGACCATCACCAGCGTCATCTGTACCCTCAACAAAGAGGGTGTGCTTGCGAGCAACAAGGTCGTCATTGACGGCAAAAGGCGTCGTGAGGTCGTGTTGAATTACCGGCTTCGCAACCCGGAACAGTTCATCGAAAGCGCCCGCAATTCCGCCTGAATCGAGGACCGCATGGCTTCCGACGTTCAAGACCTGAAGCGTAAATTCAAGGCTCAACTGGCGTCCGTAGTGGACGAGATGTTCGAAGCCCTTGAGACATGCGCATCCGACCTTGAACGTCGGGAAGCCGAACTCCTTGAGCGTGAAGTTCTTGTCGAAGATTTCCAGCAAGAGCTAGAAGCCCTCAGAAGCGACTTAGAGGCGACGGACAATCACGCACGGTATAGCACCCCCGAAACCTATGCGGTGGACGGAGACACGTTCCTAGCGGCCTCAGAATTACCGGAACGTGAGCGGCATATCCTAGCGACCTTGCAGGTTATGTCTAAGCGTGATGAACAGGGCCGGTGGTCCGTAGTAGTATCAACCAAGGAGTTGATGCGGGCTGCCAGCACGAACTTTGACCCGGTGACGAGGGGCGCGGCCTCAGCTTGCTTGACCCGCCTCACCCACAAAGGGTTGATCGCTACTGAATCTTTGAACGGGCAGGGGTATCCCCGCCGTATCGTTTTGAAGGTTCGGTTAGAAAGCCCACAGGAATTCACGTCGTATACGCCCGGATAGCTCAGTTGGCAGAGCATTTCATTCGTAACGAAAAGGTCGCCGGTTCGAATCCGGCTCCGGGCTTTTAGGGTAGGCAATTATGTCCTCTGAGAAAGTGTGTCCCGACTGTGATCGCCCCTTTGGGAGTGTTGAGCCTCCCAAAACGCTGTATCCTTATTGGATCTCATGTGCGACTTGCAATCAGATTTACGTGAATGTGGAGCCGGGAAAGGTCGAAAATGAGTGATCTCGAATTGACCGAAGAAGAACAGGCCGAAGCCGACGAACAAGTCCGTAAGATCAACGAATGGCTCCAGTCCGATAAGGGTAAGGAGTCTGTGCGTAGGGCCAGCGAAAAGTCCCGGCAGAGCCGCCTTGAAAGGGCACGCAAACGCCGTGATCGTCAGAACAAAGCTATTGCGGCCATGCGGAGCTTGACGTGAGGTATTGCCGGATTCTGTTTACCCCGAGCCATTTCGAGGGCGTGGAATTCCCCCTTGGTGTGTTGCTTGAAAACGACGCGGGTGCTGTGATCCCTGTCCGGGCGTCGAAGTATCCCAGCAAGAAGTTTCTAGGCCCCCGGTGTTACATCTTGCTACGCGCCCTGTTGGAAGATTTTGATAAGGCCACGGCTTTATCTAGTATGTCGAATCGAAGCCCCCATGCGTGGGCCGAAGAGACAAAAGAGGTTCCCGAACACGAGGACGACCCGGTTAAATGGGTTCGTCGCTGTTTACCCTAACTAGGAACATTATGATGACGAAAGAAGAAGTACAGCGGGTGCATGATCAGTTCGTAAAATACAACAATGCCCTTGACGACACGCCGGATGCAAAGCTCTTGGAAGCCTACAAGGCATGTCCCGGCTTGATGGGTTACATCCGGGGGTCGAAAGGGTTGTTTGCGGCTATTTGCAAGGCTTACGATATCGAGCCGCAATTTGCGTATTGACGTAGCGATACGTATCTGATAGTATCAAGATGTATGGTGCCTGTGGCGGAATTGGTAGACGCGCCGCACTGTGACTGCGGTTTTACTGCGGGTTCAAGTCCCGTCAGGCACCCTTTAGGAGACAGTATGTCGTTTTTCAAGCGGATCTTGGGCTTAGGCAACGGACCAGAGCAACGTGTGGTTCCTGTCAAGCCCAAGACCATACCTATTGATCTGGACAATTTGCCTCGTGGTATTTACACCATCGGCAACCAGAATCTTTTTGTTGAGGGTACCGCTAAGTATGGGAGCGATGAGGTCGTTATTTTCCGGCCTATCCGAACCGAAGATTGGCGAGTGATGGAAATCATCGAATTCGCAACGTCTTACCTGTACACCGAAACGGATGTGGTCATAAACCAAGTTCAGACTAACCGGGCATTTTGAATGTTGAAGTTCGCAGAGTACGAAAAGGTCGAAGGTCTGAAAAAGTGCAAGAAAAAGGCCCCGGCCCACGCCAAGAAGATCAACGAGCCTTTCAGTGTCGTGACGATGGAGGGCACTATGACGGGCAAGGCCGGTGATTTTTTGATGCGGGGCGTTAAGGGTGAACTTTACGTCTGTGATGCTGAGATCTTCGAAGAAACTTACGAGTTCACCGGGCCGCTGGGTTTTGTCGAGATTGACCCTAATGACTACTGAAGCAAGTCGCTACACCTATGTGATCAAGCATGATGAGGACGAGGGCTATTTCATTGGCTTTTGTCTGGAGTTCCCTCTGTTGTCCGCAGATGGACTTACAGTCGAGCAGGCGTATGCGGCGATCGAAGAAGTTGTTTTTTGCGCGATACAAGATTCAGTAACAGACGGGGATTCTTACCCGGCACCCCTGTCGGTTGATGAGGTCCTCGCAGAGTTGCACGCATGATGCCCCTTTTACCTTTCAAGCAGATCGAAGCCTCCGATACTGGCTACAGTGCTCTGGAGCCAATGGCGTTTACTGTTGTAAGCATCATGGTCTTTTTCTTAGCTGTCATGGTGTTGGTGATGCTGATCGCCCTTGTTTATGCCTTTTGGCGGGGCGATCAATGAAAACCCTTATTTTTCATATCGCTCGATGCGTCGGCTTCTTGATATTCATCATGGTGTTTGTCCTGTTGATGGCGCACCGGTATGATTACCCTTCCCTGTCGACATTTTCCTATCTGGTTGAAAACTGGTGGGTGGTTGCATGGGGTGACTTCCTCATGGTACTATCGGCGATACTTATCGGTGCCGAAGATTTACAGGAAATGCTATGACGGCTATGGACGACTTGCTTGAATTCGCTACAGAGTACGTAGAAGAAGCGGGCGGTTCGATAGATGAGGTCGAAGTCTCCAAGGCTGTAACTTTGCAATCCCTCCTTGACCTTACAGGCTATACGTGTTTACGTACTGAGCGCAGTAAGTTGGGGTACGAGATTTTCGAATATCAAGCGCCGGAAGGGGATGAGAAAGTCCTTTTGATGCTTGACGTCATGACTGGTAATTGGATATCGGTCATATAGTCGGGAATGAGCAACAGGTATTCTGTTGTTGTCCCCAAAGCACGCCCACGTAGCTCAGTCTGGCAGAGCGGCTACCTTGTAAGTAGCTGGTCGGCGGTTCGAATCCGTCCGTGGGCTTGAGGTGAGTATGGACGATCTGAAAAACAAGATAATGCGTGACCCCGTAGGTAGGGAAGCGCTGCGTAAAGCACCCCGAATCAAAGGGGATTTACCTATCTTGATCGTACTTACTGACGGGTCTAAGCACTGGTTTCGCCGGGCACGCTCGACGAACCAAGATTTCGACAAGTACGTGTTATTCGATGAGAACGGCGCGGAACTTGTTGATCTTTCCGCAGAGGCCCAATTGGAAGAGGAACTCGCAGCCTTGACCAAAGAATAGCTTTTAAGCCGAAGTGATGGAATTGGTAGACTTGCCTGATTCAAAATCAGGTGGCCTTCGGGTCGTGTGGGTTCGACTCCCACCTTCGGCACTTATCCCCTATGAAAAAGATCCTTACATTCAACGTTTTCAGGGCACTCCGTGATCTCCCCCGAATGAAAGAGGCCGGTACGGACTATGCTCTGGTGGAGTTTGTTTCCCCACCTTCCGAACCACTGTGGGCTATCTTCGAAGAGGATAACCCGCGCCACGAGTTCTTTTGCTTTGACGACGTGACGTCCCCGTGGGCCGTCTCCACGGCTTCTTTGGCCGGGTACCAAGCGCCAACCGATGACGATATCCAAAGGCTTCTCGATGCGTCTGATACGCTCCTAGAGGCTGAGTACGTCTATTGTCATTGTGAAGCGGGTATCAGCCGGTCTACGGCTGCAGCTTACATCCTCCATTGTATTGATCTAGGTCCGGGCCTGCGCCGGGAAGTATGGTGCAGAGGTCCAAAATGGTCGCATGGATCCTTTGGATGTGGAAACAATAGACCCGTCGTACACGACGTTAAAAGATCAAAATTAAGCCCCCGTGGCCCAAATGGAATGAGGCACGGCACTTAAAATGCCGGTTAGTTGTGGGTTCGAGTCCCACCGGGGGTACTTGAATACTGGAGTTACGGCATGTCTGAATATAAGCCCGCCATACATCCGAAGACTTTAATCAAAGCCGCTCGGAGAAAGTATGAAAAAGAACCCCCACAACACCCAATAGTGGTTTCGGGGTACTCTGCACTTTTACTAAAGAATTTTACTCCTAAATTAAGGCAAGTGATCACGGAAGTTGCAAACGAAGCAAGAGATCTCACTCTTGTTTACGAGGAAGGCACTTACGAGTGAGATCGGGCCTTTGGGGACATTTACAATAAGCATTATCAAGCGATAATGAATCCAACAGAAAGGGACAGAAATGCCGGATAACTATTCGATGGACATTGAATTTTACGATGATGAGGATACAGCCGGGTCAGATCACCCATTCGAATTTCACGAATTTTCGCACCCTGTTCCCGTACCGAATGTGTCGGAAGAAGTGGTTGTAGGGGGACGGGGCGAAGATTTTAGTATGGTTAGGGGTACTATTAAGCGTCGTAAGTTCATGTATTACAGCGTCGATAGTAAATTGCGTGTGATGCTTTACTTGACCGGGGTTGAAAATGCGTGACAACAAAACGAAAAAATCGCCCTACCACGACGTCCGAGTCACCAAAGGGGTCTACGGCGAACTGTCGAAGATTCAAGAGGAACTGGATGAGGCCGTTGACGCCGATATCCGGGGCCTCGACTTACTGGTTCTGATAGAGCTTGCGGATGTGATCGGTGCTGTCGCCGGTGTGGCCGAAGAGCAATATGGCTTCGACCTCGATCAACTGATTGCCTTCAGCGAAATGGTCCGGGGTGTTAAGTCGAAAGAGGCTGCCCAAGCCCAAGAAAATCTGGAACAGGCCAAGCAATCCCTCGAAGCCGCCAAAGCCTCACGCCGAGAACTTGAGGGGGGCTGGGAAGTTATCTGTCGGCGCATCTGGGATAACCCTTCCATTCCGATGGCCGCAAAGATCGGCAGGATGCAGGACCGTTACCTAAATCACCCGGAAGAATTGCCGCTCAAGATTCTGGAGCCGGGGGATGAACCGATGATTTGCGATGTCTTTGAAAAGCAAGGCTGGAAGTTTGATCTGGATGAGGATTTCAACCGTGGCGAGCGGGAAATGATTAACCATTTCGGCGGCCTCCGAGCATTCGCTGCTTTACTGACTGAGAAATTCACCGAACAAGCCGAACAGTATGGCCGCAAGCCTAAAGGGCTGGCTGGTGAAATGATTGGCGAAAATGGGAAATCCAGCGGGCCAGTCTTCAACCCGAAACAGTATGGCACCGATGAGTGATTACACGATCGAAGATGGGGTGGTGCATTTAGGACCCGAGCTATCGGAACTGGAGCGCCGCCTTTTTCGAATGTTCGAAGAGCGATTGATCGCCAAGGGTTTCAAGTACCTGTCGGTCCCTTCCTCTTTGAAATGGTCATCGCTTCGCAAACAAGGCACAGTCACCGTAGATCACACCCTGAACGTGGACGAGGTGCATTGTCTGGCGGGTTCGGCGGAGCAGGGTATCTTGGAGCGATATGCGGGCCAAAACGTCGAGCCGATGCTCCTGTACGCTGAGAACGCCTGTTTCCGTACCGAAGATGAGTACGAGGGTTTGCGGTCGTGCAAAGAGTTCCGCAAACTAGAACAGTATGCCTTTGTTGATCCCGACGAATGGGAAAGGGTATTTTTCGAATTGCTGTCCAATGCGCTTCGGTTCCTAGAAGACCTTGGGATTGAATGCCGCGCCCGTGATTGCACCAAAGACGATCCGGGTTATCACCATTACAAAGTCGACATTGAGGTCTGGACTGAGCAATACGGCTGGCTAGAAACCCACTCGTGTTCGTATTTCGCCGATGAGCAGATCAAGCGGTTTTCGATTGGTGGCGACGTGCATTCGATTTCTAACACCGGCCTTGCCTCCCCACGTGTATTGATCCCGTTTATTGAACAAGGAATAGGTCCCGATGACTTGTAAAGTATTGCCTGTAATCCACGTTTCTGAAACGCGCCAAGTGTTGCGTAACGTGGACATTGTTCTAAAAGCCGAAGCTGACGGCGTGTTTCTTGTGAACCACGATAAGGATTGGCAGCATTTGCAACGTGTCGTAAAGGCGGTGCAGGATTTTGCCCCCGATCTGTGGCTAGGGATCAATTCGCTTGACCTACATCCCAAGCAGGCGTTCGGCTTTTTCAAAAGCGTGGACGGTATCTGGACCGACAACGGCGGTATCGACGAGCGTTCGAAAGAGCAGCCACATGCGACTATGATCCGTGACGCCCGCGCTAACTATGATGGTCTGTATTTCGGTGGCGTTGCGTTCAAGTATCAGAGGCCCGTTTACAACGTCGTAGGGGCCGCCGAGATTGCGACTGACTACATGGACGTCGTGACGACCGTAACGCCGATTACAGATTGGCAAGAGTCAATCAATTATCGTGTGTTCGGATTGGCCGAAGACTATATGGGGTATGATGATCCGGGCTATGCTGAATCTGAAAGAGCAAAAGGCCCGGAACCCGAAATCGTCAAGTTTTTGGATTGGGCAGTGGAGCAATACGGATGATAGGCGGATTTGATGTAGTGATACCGGTGCATAGGCCGATTGAAGGGGTCAAGCCTAAGATCATTGCTGCGTTCCGTTCGATATGGCCGGAAATGGTGCTTGAAGATCTCGAAGAGGAACCGGGTCGCTGGGAGTTGTTCATCCACAAAGACCAGTTGGCTTTGGATCGGTGGGCCGGGGGCGAAGAAGAACGCGCCGAATACGACATTGAGGACATGGTACAGGTTATCTGGGACCGTGGTGAAATAACCCTCGTGTTCGATAGGGAAGGCAAATTCGAAAAGGAAACGACCCAAAAAGTCTGCGAAGCGCTCTTGACTTGATCCCCCATACGTAGTAAATCTGATACGCAATACTCACCCCCACTGTAGGAGACGTCAATGACGACCCAAATGAATGCCCGCAACAACCGAGATTTCATCCGTATGTATTCGCTCGACTTGGCGAATTACGTCAACGATGTGGTTTCGAGAAAGTCTTACGTCGAAGCCACTTCGCTGGCTGTTTATTTCGTAGAAATGTGTGAGGAAGTAGTCTTTTCCCACACGAAATTCCCGTTGATCGGCACCAAGCTCTACGGCTTGACGCACAACCGGGAACAGAATTCGCTCGACATGAACTACCTCATTTTGCAAGAGGTAGCTGGTCGATCCGAAATGGATTACGAAAACATCCTTTATCACGTGGACCGCTTTCTGGCGCGCACTGAAAAGGGCCTCCGCCATTCGATGATCCAATGCCTGCCGCCGTTCATTCAGGCTACCCGTGACGTTCTGGCAGACGCCGTAAAGAGCGGTGAAGCCCGTGGCAAGATCACAAGGGACGACCTCCCTCTGTATCTCGAAGCCCATAACCGGGCTGTAGCGAGGCACCTCGCATCCCGTGCGGACGACCCCAACGTTCCGATCGATGAGTACCGCTCCTTGGAAGATATCCAAGAGTCCAAAGCGCACCTTGTGTTCCAGAACATGAGCGAATCGCTGAGTAAGACGCTGGCCGCTTTCGTGTATTTGGATGCCCAAGGCGAACGGTACAGTCAGTCGGATGTGGTACGGCTTACTGGTATGACAACTTCGCTGGTATCGTCGGCTACGGAGTGGCTTCTGGACCATGCTTTCATCAACCGTGATCCACGCCAGCGCTATTACTCGACAACGGTGACGTTCGACGGTCTTACCGTTGATGAGGCACGTAACCTCGTCAATACGGTACCGGTCGAAACTGAGCCGACTTCGAGCATCGAAAACCTTACGTGGTTGCAGGGCCTTATTTACGCCACGCTCCAAGAGTTGGCGGTCGAGGATGATCAGGTTCAGATTGGTGGCGACGAACTGGTCACTATCGCGACCCGCACACGTTGGACGGCCTCCAACGGCACGACGTCGGCTGCGATCAGTGGTCTGGAAGACCGGGGCCTTATCGCCCGGAACACCGGAACCAAGCCGTACACGTACATCGTGACGGAGCGCAACGAACCGCAAGTCATTTTCTCGAACGTGACGCCCGGTGATCAACCCGAGGTCCAAGAGGTCCTGCAGCTAGAGCCGCAAGACGATGTGACCTTTGCGGCTGTCGAAGCCCCGGCGAATGTTATCCAAGGTGGGCAAGTTACCATGCGACCTGTGGAAGTAGGTGGGCAAACCGTTACCGAGGTAACGCCTTCCGAAAATCAAGCTCCTGTTCCCCAACGATATTCGATGGGGTCGCTGGAAGACCGCCAACAGAGGCTGGCCACGTCTAATTTGGAATTGCTCATTGACGACCTTATTGAAAGTCGTCTGAACATGTTGAACCCGGAGGTGGCCCTCGATATCATCACGAATGGCCGGGTGCGGGCGAATTTCGACGAAACTACTGGTACCAAGACCATTAGTTTTGAACTGTCGGAAGACGAGCGTATCGAAGACTGATGACTTGATACGTTAGCAGTACGAACCCCTCCCTTATCGGAGGGGTTTTTCTTTTGACGCCTTGCTTTTTATGTAGTATAGCTTAGATGCTGGCGGTAACTTTTCCGAGATGGAAGGCTGATGATACGACCCATCCTGTTCTTATTGTTCGTAGGACTGATTATCTACGGCACCTTTACGCTTATCCGCAGGTGGCGTAACCGGTTGGACCGGAGTCTCAAGAGGCGCTTTCGCAAGATGCGTAAGCTCATTCTCAAGGGCATAGACAGTAGCCAAAAAGACCGGGCGAAACGCCTTTTGGCGAACTGTGAGACTTTCCTCGACATGACCCTTGTGGCCTACGAACGGCTCCAAGAGCTTAGGGAGATGCAGGCGGAAGCCTCCGAGCTTGTGGGGGTGGCAGACCATGCCGAGCACCACCAACGATTGGAAAGGAAAATCCGCCATTCGATGGAAGAGTTCTTGAGCCGGTTGTATCTGATTTCTTCCGAAGCGACATTTGATTGGCAACGATCTTTGGACCAACTGGAAGAGTTCACCGAAGAACTCGAAGACCAGCGCAAAGTTTTCCTCGATCTCAACAGCGGTGACGTGGCGTTAGAGAATTTCGAAATCCCCGAGGAGCAAGAAATCCGCGTTTAATCAACACCCATTACTAGGAGTAATGATGAAACGAGCACTAGCACTACTGTTTTTGATTTTTTTCGCCACATTCAATACGGGGTGTAGCACCCAAGACGTACCGGCAGGACACAAAGGTTTCATGTTTGATAGGACCGGTTTCCTTGCTCTGTATTCGGGCGGTGACGGCCTCCAAGAGGAAGAAGTGCTGGACGAGGGTACCCATTTCACGGGGATCTACGACCATATTCAAGGGGTCAACTGTCGTGACGCCCATGTCAAAGAGCCTATGAAGGTTCTGACGCAAAGCGACATGGAAGTGACGGTTGACCTTCGCGTGACCTACAGCGCCGACTGTTCGTCCAACAAGAGTATGCTGAAGTTGGTCAACAAGGTGGGTCCCGCCGTTGATTCACGTTTCGTCCAACCCCCGCAGGTGTTCGAAAAGTACGTCATGCCTACGATCCGAGAATCACTGCGCAATCACCTAGCGGCATCTACCCTCGAAGAGGTCAAAAACGTTCGAGGTGAGTTGGCTCTAGCTGTGAAAAGTGATCTGGAAAAGACGCTAGAAGAGAAAGGTTTTCCGGTGCAAGTGGACGTGCTAACGGTGTCCAAGATTTCATTGCCCAAGGCTATTACAGCCAAGATTAAGGAAATCGAAGTTGCCCGCATGGAAGCCAACAAAGAAACCGAAAAGCAGCGTGCGTCCAAAGTACGCCTAGAACGTGAACTGTTTGAAGCCCAGCAACAGCGCGAAGTATCACGTGAGATGGCTGAGAAAGAGAAAGAGGTGGCGACCATCAAGGCCGAAGCTGATCTCGAAATCAAAAAACGTGAGGCGGAGGGTATCAAAGAAATCCGCCAGCAACTGACTGGCAATTACCTAGAGTACCTTAGCCTTTTGAAAGGCGCTGAGGTGCAGCATGAGTTCGCCAAGTCGCTGAAGTCGGGTACCAAGTGGTACATCGATAAGGATTTCCTTATTCCGCCCGGTAGCGCCGCTAGTGTGTCAGTTGGTAAGTAATTTGACGTAACTGGACGGGGGCCTTCGGGTCCCCGTTTAGCTTTGAGGAGTTTCATGATGGGCACACGATCATTAACCGTATTTTATAACAACTATTGGCCCCAACAAGACGAAACCGAAGTTGCCGTTATGTACAAGCAGTACGACGGATACCCTTCCGGGTTAGGTGACGATCTTGTCGATTTGCTTCGCGGTGTGCGTATCGTCAATGGTATCGGCGGAGATGTATCTAATATCGCCAACGGTATGCCTTGCTTGGCGGCGCAGGTTGTGTCGCATTTTAAGTGTGGCGGGGACCCTTCCGATTTGTTCAGCAAGGGCATAGCCGGTGGAAGCTATCTGTACCCCGCAGGTACCCGTGATTGCGGCGAAGAGTATATCTACGAGATTAGGTGTGCTCCTCAAGTTGGAAGCGAACGAGACCGTGCCATTCACCTTACGGTCAAGACGACATACGGGACAGATGACGTCCTCTATGAGGGCTTGCTGGACGAGTTCGAGAGCACCCTCCTAGAGGAATAGTTTTGACGGAACCTAAAAGTAAGGGTATGTGATACTAGAGATCTTCTGGGGTGGCCCTAGAAGGCTCTTACAACGTACCTTTACTTTTAGGAGTCCATTATGTCAGCGGCACCGGTTTCAGCAACATTCGAAGATTCATTCGAAGATCCAGTCCAAAAAGCATTGAGGCGGGATGATAAGGTTCAACTCGTTCAAGGTGAAGACTTGACGATGGCCGAAATCGAATTGGAAGGTGATAGATACTTCTTCACTTTCCATTCGATTGTGCGGTTCATGGCGCGGGCTGACCAAGTGACCCGTGACTTGTTCCCTCACCTCGATCTGGACTATTCGGACCACGCGCTTTTCGCGATGATTCTCTTGTTCAGACAAGGGGCTTTCGGGACTTATAAAAACGTCAAAAGACAGGGCGAGGGGAGGTTTTCGTCCGGGTGGTTGTTCGTGCTGGTCGAAGAGGGGGGCGTCAATAAGGTCGTCACTTCTTACCCCAAGAACTCAACCACACGCTTTTACCACTCATGAAAGCGCACCACGGATTCAAAGAATAGTTTTGACGTGGCCGGGATGCTAGGGTATATATAAGTAGTTGCAGGGAAACTGCTTATAACCACGACGGAGGCCGCGATGCAAACTTTCGATTCCCCTTACATGTTCCTGAAAGTTCCACCGGTTATGTACCGGGAGGTCCGGGATTTCGTATACCGCAAGTATTGCGGTCACATTCTCGGGCAGGCAGAGGCGGAAATTGCGGAAATCAAGACCTATGATTGGGCCACAAACGAATACCGCAAAAACAAGGTCGAAACCCTCGAAGGGATTCGTGAAGAGTGCCTCAAGTACACAGACAAGGCGAAGGTTTACAAGACCAAGAGCCGCACACAGATTGCCCTGAACCTTGACGGGTGGGAATACCGTGACCAAGTGTTCGAAGAAAAGATCGAGGGCTGGCTGTACGACGGAGGCATCAAGGTGTCCCTCCATTTCAACACCCACAAGAAGCGCACGGGTTGTTGGAAAGAGGTTGACCGGTGGTTGCAGGTGGACGTTCCGCGCTATGACCCTATTAATGCTGAACGTCTGAGGTCGCGCCTGTTGCGTTTGAATAGGACGGTTAGGCACGATTGGCCCACTTCGCCCAGAACCTCTTAGGGTATGGCACAATGGTCGGTGGGTTCACTGCGGGCTTACCTTCCCGCCACATTCGGGACTATGAGTTTTGTTACAGCGGGTATAAATGGAAAGGTAGCCGCCGTTTCCAACAGTTTCATGCTTTGAGGGACGTCGAGTATTTCCCCCGTCTGGACGATGAAATCCAGATGTTTTACCACACGATGAAGGGTATCGAAGACCCTGATATAATGCTTCGGGCTGTTAAGTTGTCAACGGGGCAGTTGGAACGTGGGGCGCAGCTTTACCCGGATTACCATGAGCTTAATGGGGAACAAGAAGACCAGTTTCTGTATTGCCGTGACGGCACCCGATTCTTTAGCTCTTTGAAGTACGAGCAGCCAGAAAAATACCGTGACGCTGTTCGTAAGTTCACCAAAGCAATGCATGTCGTGGGGCTTCTTGGATAATCCCTTTGTATTAAACGGGTTTAGGAGGTTACTATGTCCCTAAAACTCGCCAAGATCGTAGCACACCGCTACATGCACCGGTCTGTTTCCCGAAGTAAGACCGCATCCGACGATGATTACGCACCGGCACAGGTGCTACCTAAGCCCTGCACGGTCGTGTCGGAGGTGTGGCTGAGGGATTGGCCGGGCGTTGGGGCATGGCAAGATGAGTATGATCCTGCCATAGATAACCACGTCGACGTACCTTCCGTCGCACTAGAGCTTCGGTTGCGCACGGCGACCGGAGAAGATCACACCCGTCTTGTCTACATTGGCTTTCCCTTAGAGGCCGGGCGTTACGAGGTTCTTCGTACCGCAGGCGCTAAGGACGTCGAGGGTTTTCCCGAGGTGGGGCATACTCTCCAGACTGTGATCGGGTGGATCGGCAAAGACGAATATTCGGAGCGTGCGGTCCGTCTAGGGAACATCCATGACCCTGCAGCCGATTCGTGGAAATCCTATGTGGACCAGAACGTGAAATACCGCATCATCCACCGTGTGGCCGCTGGAACCGCCTCCCTACCTTCCGCCATTACCGGCGACATGAGCCTGTAACAATTCGTTTTGACACGTAGCATTTGCTGGGGTATAAGTAACAGGCATTAAAACCCCAGAGGTGCTTATGTGTGAACAATGCCTAGCCGAGACGGTAACGGTGGCCATTATCGAAGGCCCACCGACACCCGAGGCTACACAGCAAGACCTTGATTTAGGTCGTGTTACTACGGGCTGGTACGTAGCTGTCGCTACCAAGGCGGCTTACGATTTCGTCCCCGGCGACGTGTTTGTGGGCAGGATAAACGACCCAGACATGGTGCTTACGGACGACCTTTTCGATATGGAAGAGTGGACTGCCGAAGACGAGGACGAAAACGCCCTCGACCATCTTCGTGGTGGCCCCGTAAATTCCCTGTCGGAATATGAGGATTCACCTCTGGCGTCAGACCGGTTCATTTTCGGCGAAGGCAATACCAACATTTTCCATCCCGATTTCGAGACGGGTGGTAAAGGCGATTGGTGGGTGGCCGTGCCAAGCATCGTACACGATTTCGAAGAGACGTTCGGTGCGCCCCCTAGAGGGTTCGGTATTTGGACTGCATGGCCTATCGCCAAGGTGGCAGAGGTATTTCGGGAACACGGAGTTCCTTACGACAAGGAAGGGCGCTTGAAATGGGCGCTCGAAAACAAGGAAAACAATGACGATTCGTGACCTAGTGCTATATCCGAATGACGTTTTGATTCAGCCGACTATCGAGGTTGAAGCAACGTCGGAAGATACCCATGCCTTGGTGCAGGATCTCGTCGATACCATGCACAATGCGAAAGGTGTCGGCTTGGCTGCCCCGCAAGTGGGTGAGTCTAAGCGGGTATGTATCGTAGAGTTCGAGGATGAACTACACGTGCTGGTTAATCCCCGCATTCTAGAGTGGGAAGGCACCCCCGAAGCCGACGAAGAAGGGTGCCTTAGTTTCCCCGGTGTGTATACCCCTGTCGAAAGGTCGCCGAAGATCCGGGTTAAGTATCAGACCCCCGAGGGTGATGATATCGACCGGGAAGTTGAAGGGTTCTTAGCCCGAGCCTTTCAGCACGAAATCGACCACCTCAACGGCGTTCTGTTCATCGACCGAATGAGTGCTCTGCGCAAGCGGATGGCGCTGAAAAAGTATCGCAAGTTCCTGAACCGGAGGAACAAATGAGCGACGATTTAGACATCGAAAACATGAGCGACGACGAGTTGCGGACCGAAGTTGCGGACATGGGTGAAAACATGGTCCGTAAGGTTTGCCAGCAGCTAGCTGTTTATTACCTTCGCAAGATCGACGAAGCAACGCTAGGACAAATCGACCAAACGCTGTTCGAGGACGAGTCAGAGGTTCATCTTTATGAGGTGGTGAAACAGGTGGCCGAGGATATTCGGCGGCTTGAAGCTGCACGTGAACATAAAAAAGCGTTCCTAGCTCTCAAAGACCTTACCGAACCCCTTGCGGTTTTTTTCGAAAGTGTGATGGTCATGGCTGACGATGAGGCCGTGAAGCAAAACCGAATGCGCCTGCTCGCCGAGGTACGGGATACGTATCTTATGTTAGCTGATTTCTCTTTTCTCTGAGGTCCCTAAATGATGAGTGTTCCTATGCAAAAGGTGCGGGCTTGGGCTATCAGTTGGGAGGACAAATGGGCAGACCATTACCACCGAACGGGCAAAGCAGGACACCCCGGCTTTAACGGGTTGGTTACGGTCGTAGACGAATCAGGATCTACGTTCACGTATTTCGACGCTTTCGCGGTCAAGCACTGTCCCCGAGGTTGGGACGATGATTTTGTGGTGGTCTTTACTGAGCACCACGGGTTCCATATTTTTGCCGAAGACGATCTATTACACTATTCGCAGTGGGAAGACCGGGTACGGATTCCCCACCACGACGACGACCATAAAGAGATAGCCCATGACGGAAACACTGCCTAAGAATCTGGATGAGCAGCTTCGAATTTCGAAGACGGTTTACTCTTGGGTGATGCCCGAGACGGAAGCCTTGATCCGGGAAGTCCAATCGGATCCTTATCATCAAAATATACTGCAGAGCCGCCACCGGGAAGCATGGACGGGTAAACAGGACGTTTACCACGAGGAGTTTTTCGAGGCGTGGGGGAATTGGGCGTCGGGAGATATTTACAAGCCCACGGGCGGTTTCATGTATCCCACGGCAGGGTCGTCGGAAGCCATTCGCGAAAGCCTCGCTCAGATGGCTTCTCTGGCTAAGTATAGCCCCCATCTTGGCGTCCCTACCATTCACGTGTTCAAAGGCGAATACGAGGGTTACAGGGCGCTTGCGGAGCCTTATGGCATCACGGTAGTGGAACATAGCCGCAACAACTGGCGGGAAGCGATCCACGCTATCGGTAAAGAGCCGCGTAAGGGTAGAGGCCAGCGGTTTTACATTTCGCATCCATCTTCGATCGACGGCAACCTGTGGCGTGAGTTCAGTTCGTTTCTCAATACGATTGGGGATGCGACTGAACTCAAGGTGATGTTGGATCTGTGCTATATCGGGTGCGTCCCCAAAGGCCAGTATCCCTGCACGCCACAAGTCCACAAGTACGTGGGCGAACGTATCCCCGCAAACCACGATGCAGTTGATACCGTGTTCTTTTCGCTGTCCAAAGTGTTCGGGTTGTATTACCACCGCATCGGCGGTATGATTACGCACACGGAACATCCCGGATTGTGGGGCAACAAATGGTTCAAAAACCTGTCGTCCCTTTATCTGGGCACGCAATTCATGAACCGGTATTCGCCGTTCGAGTTGCCAAACAAATACCGGTCGTTACAAGAGGCCGTCGTCGAAGATCTCAGGGCCGATGATGGTGGCAAAAGATTGAGCCCGTCGATGGGGTCCGATGTTAAGCCCTCCGACGTGTTCCTTTTGGCGTATCAGAGTACGGCTGTTGGGGATCTCCCCCGCCGTTACGAGCGCGCATCCGGCAAGAATCGTTATTGCTTGACCCAGCGCATGTACGATAGGTGCATGGAGCAAGGTTTGTACGATACGGAGTAAGACATGGCTGAAGTAGAGTACGAATATCAGATTGTTCACGAGCCTTCGGGTACGGCATTAACCAAGCGTTACGTGAACCTTGGAAACGCCCTGAACCGTATCGAAAGTAACAGGCGTCGGGACTGGACCCCGGAGTATCTGGCCGATTGTATCATCCGGGAATACCGAATCGAAACGACGGTAGATGTCGAGCGCCCGTTGGACGACGCTTACGAAATTCCGCCCGGTGACACTGCGTATGTGCGCACCTTTGAAAAGCGACCTTGCACGAACTGCAACGGCAAGCCCCCGAACGGTTTCGAGTGTAAGAAGTGCAAGAATACCGGGGAGATGGATGTAGCGGTAGCAAAGCCTATCTCAATTACCCACCATTTCCGCAAGTCGGGAAGTCGTTATAAGCAGTGGAAAAAGAAATCCGGGTACCGAAATTCGACGACTGTTAATCCTGACGACATATACGCTACCCCAGAGGAAGCAGAGGACGTATGAAAAATATCATAGCCATACATGACCCCGAAGAGATTCATACTTACGTCAGAGATCTCTGGCGCACCGATCTTTTCCGGGATTCGCAAGACGACGAAAACGGGTATATCCGGGGTATCGTTGATGATCTAGCACAGCGGCCCGTTGTGTTTTTCGAGATGGATGACCCCAGCATTGAATGGTCGCAATTCACGACATGGATGGGCGCTTACGCACTACGCCCGGATTACGATAGCGATGCGATTCACGACCTGTACTACCTCCACGAGTTCGTCCACGGGGCGACGATGGAGTACGACACGGGTCTATCGTTCGTCGATTGGCATCGCAAGATGTGCGAGAATGAAATGTTGGCTTCGGTCCATTCGGAAGCCCTCGTGTATTTCGAACTGAAAGGCTTGCGGGATCTCAGTTTCGATTTTGATATTTGGGTTGACCGGTATCTGAAAGACCGAGGTAAACTGCATCCTTATGGGGCCACCATGACTTCGTGGCGTCGTGTAGACGGTAATATTTCCGTACATGGTTTCACGCACCACAACACCAAAGAGGCCCTCCTCAAGGCCCGCAAAGAGTCGATGACGACGCCGGATCCCTTTGACTTTTTGGAGATGCAGCTCCACTACTACGCCATGCAAAATGTGCAGTGGTCGAATATCTGGAAAGACCATTTCCGGGAAGTCGAAGAGCACATGGCGTCGTACCTCAAGTTAGCCGAAGAGGACCGGGCTGCCGCTCTGGAAATGCACGTGGGCTGGCTCCGAGACATGCGAAATCCCGACCCTTTGCTGCATAACCAAGTGACCCCTTACGAAAGGGAAGCAATCGCTTTTGCCAAAATCGTGGAAGCTAACAAGAAACGCCAAGGCAACCAAATCCTGAAGGCTTGACGTTACCACACCGCTGTGGTACGTATTGCTAGTGTTTGACCCCAACTAATACGAAGAGAAATACGATGGCAGCACTCAGTAACGACCTGAAACTCGCCGAAGAGGTCTACGTCAAGTTCCAGCGCCGTAGTAGAGGCGAAGACGA